ATCTACACTTGGATTCAAGACGTATCGTCTCAAGTGGGTGACCCGTATGCCCCAGCGTAATGCGGAACAGTTTGTCACGGTTGTACAAGTAGTTCGCAATGGGCGGCGCGACGACACGTATTGCTTCAACGAACCGATCAATCATGCCGGTATCTTCAACGGTATTCTCACAGGAAACTGTACCGAAATCATCGAGTACACCAGCCCGGAGGAGACGGCGGTCTGCAACCTTGGGTCACTGGCTCTCCCACGATTTGTCGAGAATGGACGATTCAACTTTGAAAAGCTCAGGATGTATACCTGTGTCTTGGCTCGCAACCTGGACATCGTTATTGACAAGACCTACTACCCGACCGAGAAGTGTAAGCGGTCGAACCTCCGTCATCGCCCCATCGGAATTGGCGTCCAAGGGTTGGCCGACACATTTGCGCTGATGCGTCTAGCATGGACCTCACAGGAGGCCGCAGACCTGAACCGCGAGATCTTTGAGAACATCTATTATGCTGCGGCTACGACCAGTATGTTAGGTTCGACACATGATGAGTGGCGCGGCCTTCCGTTGAATGGTCATGCGTCCTATCTCACCTTCAAGGGGTCTCCGATGAGCGAGGGGAAGATGCAGTTTGACCTCTGGGATGAGAAGCCAAAGTCAACGTACCTGAACTGGGACAACCTACGCAAACTCTGTTCGGGCGGTATGCGCAACTCTCTGCTCGTGGCTCCGATGCCGACTGCGTCTACCTCACAGATTCTGGGCAACAATGAGTGCTTTGAGCCGGTTACGTCCAACCTCTATTCGCGCAGGGTCCTATCAGGAGAGTTCATTGTCGTGAACAAGTATCTCGTGGAGGACTTGGTGTCGCGTGGGTTGTGGACGCCTGAGATTCGCACAGCCATCATCGCAAACAACGGCTCCATCCAGAATATGCTGGAGTTGCCGAGCGAGCTGCGTGACCTGTACAGGACTGTGTGGGAGATTCCGATGAAGACCTTGATTAACATGGCAGCCGACCGTGGACCCTTCATCTGCCAGTCACAGTCGCTCAACCTCTTCCTCGCTGAGCCTACTGTGTCCAAGGTGTCATCTATGCACTTCTATGCGTGGAAGAAGGGATTGAAGACGGGGTGCTACTACCTGCGAACGAAGGCAGCCGCCAAGGCGCAGCAATTTACGATTGAGCCGACGAACTGTCTTTCTTGCTCTGCGTGAGTTCGCGTTTTTTCTTGAGAATGAACATAGCAATATGTCGGAATCAATGACTACTGGTGCTCCTGCCATGGGCGGACGTCGTCACACAATGAAGGTTAAGACACTCAAGCGCAAGCTGCGCGCCGCGGGCGTGAAGACCACGGGTCGCAAGGCGACGCTCCTGAAGCGCGCCAAGAAGGCGCACATCAAGCTCGGTGGCGCCCTGTCGCCGCTGCCTCTCGGTGGACGTCGCCGCAGCCGCCGCGGTGGTGATGATGAGGGGATGGTCGCGCCCGCGGCCGCGCCCGCGCCGGTGGCCCCGATGGCTGGCCGTCGCCGCCGTTCGCGCAAGCTCTTCGGCATCCTCTAAAGAGATCCAGCAATCTCTGAAATCAGCGTAAACAGTTCATCTGAGAAGCCATAGTGCGACCCATTGGCTTCCATGACCGGTGGCTTCCGTGAACTCGTATTCTTCTTATGAATCAAACTCACAATCACATCTTGGGGAGACAACTCCCGACACATCTGTTCGCGACCGCGAATGAATGCGTCAGCTTCTGCAATCTGCTGGTCAGGGAACTCACGAGCCTCCCAGAACTTGCGAGTAAAACATAGCGTTGCCTCAGAGACACGTTGGGACATGGGCAGTGTCATTGGGGGCACATTCATGAACGACTTGGTCTCATGAATCTCATAGCACGGAATCACAGTGGAAAAGAGACACTCCTTCTTGGGCTCGGCCAGCATATGAGCTACGCGCGAAATCAGAGAGTTGTTCGGGTAGACATCGTCATCGTCCAGCATCACGAGGATGTCGTGCTTGGCCCTGGAGATGGCAAGGTTCCGCTTGGCACCGATGGTCAGCGGCTCGTCCAGCAGGATGTAGGTGACGTTGGGCAGGTCTGTCACCAGGTTCTTAATCTGGTCCTTACCATCGTCCACAATGACCCACTCAATCTTGTCCTCTGGGTATGTCTGGGCAACCATGCAGTATTTTGCCAGCGGGAAGAAGGCACGACGGTCGCGAGTGAGTGTAATCACGGAGATGGGCGGCAGGTTCTCCTCCTTCGGGAGACGGTCCTGTAGGATAAACTCAGGCATATCCTTGAATCGAAGAAGGGCCTCCTTCATCGTCTCCACGAAGAGAGCATGGCGGTCCTCATACTGCTTGCGGTTCTGATTCGTCAATCGCACTTTAGCCTCGGGTGTGGATGCAATATACATCGCAAGAGACTCTACTACCGACTCTACACTCACATCTTCAAGGTTCCCCAGGCACTGAGGGTGTGGGATGATCTTGGTGGTACTAACCCACAACGCATCTCGGGCGAGCTCACGGAATGGCTCAATCGGGGAGAGGAGTAGGTTGCACCCCGCAGACATTGCCTCGTTCACAGCATGCCCAAACCCCTCGGCTACAGAGAGACAGATGGCCAGTCCAGATTCATGCAGGAGTGCGTCATAGTCCTTGTCCGAGAGCCGCTCGGTAATGCAGGTGAATTTGTCCTTCACACTCTCTGGGACATCGGGCAGCTTAATTTGGTAGACCATCGTGACATGAGGCAGCTTCTCATAGAAGCCGGGCAGCTCCTTCAGTGCCTTAATCTTCATGTAGGCCTGAATCAAGGGTTTCGGGTTGCGCCACATGTTCTTCCCGATCGGGACAATCGCCTTGGTGTAGTCTTTGGTCTCAGGAAACACCTTGTCAGCTGAAGTCCATCCAACATATCGTGCAGCGATACCCAGGTCCCCGAAGATCTTGACTGCATCTAGTGTCTTAACCCAGACCTCGTCCACCATGTAGAGGTAAGGCTCCCACGTCTTGTAGGTCCACTCGGGGTTGGGAATCCAGATGTTCTTGGCTGCGTAAGGGAAGAGAGCAGGGTTGATAACCTCAATGAAGAAGTTGAGCTCTGCCTCTCCACAGGAGGGATGAAAGTGTGGCACATGTTGGACCGAAACATCGTTACCCAACGCGTGGACAATAAGACCGTGGAGGATTCGCATATCATGTGCGATTCCCGTGTTTGGCGCTCCGCCAATGATGTTGACTCGCATTTTAACTACTCAAGTTGCGTTTCGTAAATGTCTTCCGCGTAAGAACTCGCAGTGTCTTGCGCTTTCCGTTGACGGCTCTACGCCAGGAAGACTTATCGGTTGGGGCACAGGGGGTCAGTGCCATCGTTCTGTCAAAGAACCAAGTACTAGGACCAATGGTCAGTGTAGGGACTGTGGGCGCAGTCTCCACTTTCTCCGAGTACTCGTGGGTGAGATGGTAGCAAAGTGTGTACATTGGCTCACTTCCGAATCCATAGTACTTTGAGGTCGGGTCCTTGCAGTAGGCTACATCGTTCATGATGTACTTGGCCCCATCCCACGCTAGCCCATCAATCGGACGGAACATGCTCCACGCAGATTCCCAGACGAACCAGCGCGACTTTGCGTGAAGATACACCGTATCGTGAAACCGTACGACCATTACTGCTCTAGAAGAAACTCTTGAGCTCGCCTGTCCGCGAGCCGTAGACATTGGTTCCAATCGGGTTGGCAATCGGCTCAGGGAAGTCCAGGATGTCCTTGCGGTATGCCTTGTACGCTTCAATTTCCACCATGATTTGATTGGCGCAGTAGTGGATCACGCGGTTGTTCAGGTCCTCTAGCTCCGCCGCAACCCGCTCAGGGTTGTTCTCGGCATACTGCAGGTAGTAGCTGCGCATGATAATCTTCAGGTCAGGCTCGCTCTGGTCGTCAATCGTGTGGGCGCCCATGCTCATCATGAGAACGGCGTTGCGAATCTTGGCCTGGAGATTGGCGATGTTGTCCTGGCTGAAGAACAGTGTGTTCAGCGGCGTATTGTAGTGGCGGTAATTGATCTGCTCTGAGATACGGGCAGGGACCATGTGAGGCTCCGCTGCGTACATGGTCGCAGGCGGAACACCGATCTTGTCCGTTGAGTCAGAGAGAGGGAGACGCCCCGTGTGCTTCGGGGCACTCTGGATTGCAGTACCAGTGTAGAAGTCGGCCAGCGACTTGATCGCATAATCAATGTGATGCTGCATTTGTGAAACTACGAGACAATATCCGCACGGAACGCGCTCGTATCGGGCACCACGCAGGTCAACTCCAGAGTGTAGACGGGCTGGAGGGCGATGTTCAGGAAGGGAAGGTTAGAACCGAGAAGCTGGTTCGGGTTCAGGATGTTTGAGTTGCCATAGTCAATCGCGTCTGGGTATGTTACTGTCACGTTACCGTTCCTGTCCGAGGTCGTCAGATTAGGAATCAGAAACCCGTTGAACGATGTGTTGTATGGAGCTGTGCGCTGCTGACTCTCGGTTCGGGGATTGTACAAGCCATTTGAATCCTGTACATAGTCCAATAGCTCCAGCACTGGGAACGTCTTTCCAATGATTGCAGTGATAAATGTCTTCTTTGCATCACTTGTCAGCGGGGCAACCAGCATGTTTGAGAGGGATGTTGAGTCAAAGGTCACTCGGTCACCTACTCGGAGTTCGTTGGAGCTGAAGTACTGGTAGTCTCCCGTGAAGCACTTCATGAACAGGTTCGAGGGTCCGCCTTGAATCAGTGACACAGAGAGCGCATCGTTCTGAGCAAACGGAGTACCAATCGGATCAGTCACCGATATCTGCAGAGGCGGCATGCCAGCAATCTGTGCTTGGAGGTGGACAGACTCTTCGCCCCACGGCTCATAGTCATAGTGCTGAACACCTAGGTCAATGTTGAAGTTTGTCTGTGTGCGGGTCTTCTGTGTCATAACGGAAAAGGCACGACGCATGGACTCGTTGCCACCATAGTAGTTGCCAAAGTACTCGTTGACATACATGAGCAGGTATGGGTACGTGGAAAAGGTGGAGTACGGCTTGCCAACAACAGTCGTCTGAATCAGCGATGAATCTGTGTTTCCCGGGATGATGGGAATGTCCAGGAACTGACGCTGAGGGAGAACCGCACGGATGAGGCGAAGAGATTGGACGTTGGAGGGAGTCAGCTCACAACCGAACCCACTCCCCGATGGCTGAATGACATAGCCTTTGTCCGTCCCAATCTGCGGCCCTGCAGGGGATGAAGCACTGTAGGGCGGATAGAACTGATTAGAGAAATACCAGCCCTGAGTATTGTACTGACCAGGCAATGTCACGGCATTACCGTTCACATCTGTAGCAAATGTAGGGACAAATGAGTTGTTTGAGTAGACGATCGGGTTAGATGCAGTGACTGGGCGAACACCAAATGAAAATTTGAGTGCTGCGTAGGGGTTTGGTTGCTTTACAAAATCACGCTGTGACGCGTCAATCACAATGTATCGCTTTACCTGCATTGTCTTGGGGGAAATCTGAACAGAGGCTACAGCAGCCGTAGACCATCCGCTCGTGTCCTTGAACTGCTCGCGGCCGTACGGGACAACTGGAAGCTGTGGGGTGGATGCAGGAGGTGTGTAGAAGGAGCGGCTTGCTCTGTCTACCCGATTCAGAATGTCTTGGTAGTTCATTGTCCACCTTTATTACACATCCTGTAAATCAGCCAGCCACATCTTCTCCGCGTTCGTGTTCTTCAGCCCCTCAATCTCCGCGGCCATGTCCTCCATGTCCTTCTCATGCTTGGCCACCTTCTCTGCCGTGAACGCTGACACCGGGAGTCGCATGATATAGTCGTAGCTCCCGTCTACGCGGTCATACCCATGCGTCGCCAAGATGGCGGCGCATTCATCCAGCGTCTTCTTCTTGAACACGACCTTGGGCTCGTCTAGCGTCTGGTCACGGATGAAGCGCACCACATTCTTGTGATACGGCATCTGGTCCTCCAGCACCTTGATTTGGTGCTGCCTGCGCGTCTCGTAGAGGTTCAGGCGCACACTCCAGAACTCGAGCAGGATGTCGTTCAGCGTGTCATACTTGGTGATGACGCCCTTGTGATTGAAGGCGTGCATATTCGTCGTGCGGACCTTCTCGGTCAGCGACTTGAGCAGCACCTTCTCCTCAATCCCCTTGATGCGGATGTTGATTTGCTGGTCTGTGGATGTGTCCGTAAAGTCCTTGATGCGACCCTCAGCCAGCTCCTTCTCCAGCCACTCACGATAGTCGGCTGTCCAGGTTCCAGGTGGCAGCTCGGTCACCACATAGTCATCGCCCTCCTTCTTGAATACGCCGACCACACCGTCGTCGGTGTATGTACCCTTGAAGCCCTCAAAGTAGGGCACGAGCTTCGTGCTCGTCAGGGGAGTGCCAGCCACGATCTTCCGGGTCAGCATGTGCTTGATGACCTTGGGGTCACATGGCGGAATGTAGGTGCTGTAGCCAGTGCCGATACCACGTGCGCCGTTCACCAACAGCATGGGCAGGACTGGCGCATACCACTCGGGCTCCACAGGGAGACCGTCGTCGTCACGATACTTGAGAACCGGAAAGTCCTCGCTTGGAACCAGCTTGCGAACACGCGGCTGGAGGTAGGTGTGGATATACCTTGGCGATGCCGCATCCTTGCCACCCTGGATGCGAGTGCCGAACTGTCCCTGTGGGACCAGCCACGGGATGTTGTTAGAGCCCATGAAGTCTTGAGCCATGCCCACGATGGTCTCGTTCAGTGAGGCCTCGCCGTGGTGGTAGCCAGTGTGCTCAGACACATAGCCTGCAAACTGTGCAACCCTGATTTCCTGGGTCAGGTTCCTCTTGAACGCCGCAAAGAGAATCTTGCGTTGTGATGTCTTGAGGCCGTCCATCACGCTCGGGATAGAGCGCTCCAAGTTGTAGTAGCTGAAGTGGATGAGGTCCTTGTGGATAAAGTCGCTGTACGGCAGCCGCGTGCCAGCTGGGATTAGCGTCGTACGGTCGTATCCCTTGAGCCAGTCCTTGCGGTCGTCAGCTCGTGCCTTGTTGAAGGCGAGGTCAATGGATGGATCGGATTCGGGTGTGTACTCGAATCGCACTGCATTCACCTTGGCAAAGTAGTCCTTGGCCTCGTCACGAGTGGATGTACCTAATCCCTTGTAATACTTGACCTTCCAGCCCTTGGAGCCCTCGCCTTCGCGCCACTGCTCGTACTCGTACTGCGAGTAGAAGGTCCTGTTCTCCTTTCCCTTGTTCGCCTTCACGATGGGCGTAGCCATGTAGGTCAGGAAGCCTGGAATTGCAATCAGCTCGTGCCAGAGCTCGTGGAACAGGTTGATGAGCAGGCCGCGAATGTGGCTGCCATCCAAGTCCTGGTCGGTCATAATCATGACGGACCCGTAGCGCAGGTCCTTCACGTCGGTATACTTCTTGCCGCTAGAGAGGCCGATGATTTTCTTCAGCTCTGCAATCTCCTTGGTCTGCTCCACCTTGGAGTCTGAGGTGTCCTTCACGTTCAGCACCTTGCCCTTGAGCGGGTAGACGCCGAACAGCTTGCGTTGCTCTTGGCTGAGGCCAGACAGAGCCATCGCCTTTGCTGAGTCACCCTCGGTCAGGATGAGTGTGCATGCGGAGCTCTTGGCTGTGCCCGCAAAGACCGCGTCATCCAGCTTGGGAATGCCGGTGATACGAGACTGCTTCTTGCCGTCCGTCTTGGAATTGTCCTTGGAGTCCTTCGCTGCCTGCGCCTCCACGATGGTGGATACCAGGTTCAGCTTGGTCACCACCTTCTTCAGTGTCTCGTCGGACAGCTTGGGACTGGACCCGAAGGCTGACTGCTTGGTCGTCAGCGTCTCCTTGGTCTGGCTGGTAAAGCTCGGGTTCTCAATCATGCTGAGAACGAACACTGCCAGGTTGTCGCGCACAAGGCCAGGCTTGACCTTAATCTTCTTCTTCGTCTCCAAGTGCTCCACGATGTGGTTGACCACCTGGCTGGTCACAGCGTCCACATGCGTGCCGCCTTTAGAGGTCCAGATGCCGTTGACGAACGACATCTGAAACATCTTGTCCGTTGGCGAGTCCGACAGCGCAATCTGCCAGCGCTCATTGGGTGACTCGGCTACAACCGTCTCGCATCCGAAGGCCTTGGCGTAGTCCGTAAGTGTCCGCACCTTCACCAGTGCCCCGTTCCAGCTGACCTTGACATCCTTGCCTAGGGTCATCGCTAGGTCGTAGACACGACGCTCAATCAGCTGAATCATAGAGACAGGTAGCTCCGTCCAGCCGAACCGCGCAAAGTCGGGCTGCCAGTCAATACCCACACTGGACTTGCCCTTGGCTGCCTTCACGGACGGCTTGCCAATCTTGGTCATGTTGTTCTCGTAGGTCTGCTTGTAGCGGAGGGCGCGCACCGAGTCCACGATGTCCACTGTCAACTGCTTGGCAAAGATGTTGACCAGCTTGACACCGTAGCCGTTCTTGCCGCCGACAAGCTTCTTCTCGTCCTTGTTATAGTTAGTTGAGGTCAGCAGCTCACTGAAGATCATCTGTGGAATCCAGACCTTGTGCTCGGGGTGCTCCGCCACATCGATGGACTCGCCGTCGTTCTCAATCGCAAAGTGTGTGGCGTCACACACGACCTCAATCTTCTTGACGGGATTATCGGACTTCTTCTGGCGCAGGCGAATCACGTGGTCGTGAGCGTTGACGAGTAGTTCATCAATTAGCTTGTAGAATCCTGGGTTGACTGGGATAGTTGTTGACTTGAATGCATCTTCATCTCGGAGGAAGACTTCCTCGGGTGCTGTCTCGATACTGCCAATGTAGGTGTCGGGTAGGCTGAGGATGTGCTCGCGGTGGGTCTGCTTCTTGTAGGCTGCTGCTAGGTCCGTCATCTTGGGTGAGTCAAGTGAGGCATGGATGGATGCTATCCGTTTTTCAACAAGCTTTCACCAAACAAACTTTCAACAGTATATGCCACCTAAGAAGCAATTACAGGAGGCTCCAGTCGTATTCTCACTACGACTTCCATCAGAGGAGCATGTGCCGATTCCCGCAGAAGGCGGGACAAACTACTCGGACATCTTGTCGTCCGTTGAGACATCTAGGGTGGCTGAGCGGTTCAATACAGAGACGATGAAGGAGATCCTGAACAGGACGCGCAGCCCGTCGTACTCGTCTACGACTGCTTGCTTTTGGTGCTGCAGTCCGTTTGCGTGGAAGGGGTGTGTTCTTCCGATCTCGTACGATGCCTATGAAAACATGTATACATGTGAAGGTCACTTCTGCTCCCCGGAGTGCGGTCTAGCGTACTTATATGATGGACAAATGTCGGATACAGCACGCTGGGCTCGTCACTCTCTTCTCGTAGATATGTATCGCGGACTCTATGCCACAAAGGAACTGACACCGGCTCCTCCTCGTCATGTATTACGATTGTTTGGAGGTCCTCTGGACATTGAACAGTATCGTGAGTATCTGTCCACGTCAGACGAGATGGTATCGGTTCAGTTACCACCTCTCCGTCTATATGTTCCGTCCATGAACGTTCAAGGTCCTGTTCGTGACGTGAAGAAGTTTGTAGCTCTGTCTCAAGATACGGTAGAAAAAGCCTCCAAAGAACTTCGGCTCCGTCGGTCCAAGCCAGTGCACTCTCCATCGGTTACGCTTGATAAGTGCTTTTCATAAAAACGACAAGGAGTAAGTATGCAGTTCAATGACTTGCTGAAGACGCAGATGATGCTTCAGCTTCCTAGCAGTAGCAAGCCGTTGCTCAACCTATTGACCCTTCAGGGGTTTGAGTTGGCGGTTAAGACATTCCCAGTTTGGTCAGCCTGGACACAAGGTGTGTGCTGTCGTCGGTCTCGTGCACCACAGCCAGACCCAAGGACCCCGAGGGCAACCATCACCTTTGAGCGTGGTGTTGCGCCCGCTACGAACAATTCACGAGCCGCCCCACAGAATGCGACGCTCTATGCCAATCGGATGGATGCTGTGGTCCACTTTGCTACAACGCTGCCCGCAATCAAGAGCTTGCTGTCCGTGACGCACCACGACTACCTACCCAATGAGTTTGAGGCGGTATGCCTGGACATGGATGTCTATTTTGAGCTCCAAGACATCAAGACCACCGATGGGTCGCTTGAGATTATCAAGTTCAAGCTCTATTCCTACGACAATGATGTTCAGCACCTCCAGGCCTTCGTGGACTCCTGCAGCGTGGACTATGACAGGCGTATGGCAAACAAGCTTGGAGCCCATCGATACTTCTTTGACCAACTGGTCGCCTCCAAGGCCAAAGGCAATATGCAGAACCCGCTTCCATCTACTCACCTCATCTACACCAAGTCCAAGTTCAAGACCAACCGCACCTTTGACAATGTGTTCTTCGCACAGAAGAAGCAGGTGGCCTCGCGAACCAAGTTCTTCCTAGAGAACCGCGAATGGTACGACAAGAAGGGGATTCCGTACACGCTTGGGTTCATGCTCCATGGTCCTGCGGGAACAGGCAAGACCTCTACCATCAAGGCCATCGCAAACGACGGACGCCGCCACATTATCAACATCCAGCTGTCCGAGATCAAGAGCAAACAGCAGCTCCAGCACCTCTTCTTCAATGAGGAGGTTCATGTCTATAACGGGGCCAACACAGAGAAGTACACAATCCCCGTGTCTGAGCGCCTCTATGTGATTGAAGACATTGATGCGATGGGTGATACGGTCCTCCGCCGCGAGTGGAAGAAGCCCGTGATTGAGAAGGCAAAGACAGGTGACCCGTTCCTGGATGCGCGCGAGGAGAAAGAGGAGTCGCTGGACCTGTCCTTCCTACTGAACCTGCTAGATGGGACACTAGAGGCAAACGGCCGTATCCTCATCATCAGTACGAACTTCCCTGAGAGGATTGACAAGGCACTTATCCGCCCTGGGCGTGTGGATATGATCGTCCACTTTGACCGCTGCACGCTGCCTGTATTGCGTGAAATGGTCGAAGCGTTTTACGAGGAGGAGATTGAGCTGACAGACCCCACACTAGATGGCAAGTGGACACCTGCAGAGGTGAATCAGATTCTTTTTAAGAACATGGATGACCATGAGGCAGGTGTGCGGGAGCTCCACACGCTGACCCAGGAAGACCTATATGGGTTTCAGGAGTCCAAGGCCGTGTAGCGCTTCTCAATGTCAAGGAATGTATTGATGTATTGAAGAACCGTGGATTTGTTTGATTCGGTCATCGGGACCCAGAGACCTTTAATCTTATTAATCACCTTAGCCACAGAATCATCAGACCCGTCCTCAAACTCGTTGAACGGGTAGTTCAGGAAGAAGCCCTCGTCCTTCTTGCGAATGACCTCCTCAAACGGCAGCACATGGACACGGAACTCCTTCATAAGGAGCGTCGGGTTCGTAGAGCGAAGAAACTTGAGACCGTTACGGTATACTTTGAAATCAGGTTCGTCAGGGAACACCTTGCAAACCTGGTCCAGAAACTCATCAAATTGATTGAACATTGCGTCAAGAAAGATCTTCTTCATTACTTCTTTAGCAGACTCCCAGAAAGAGCAATATACCGCGTGACGAGATTGAGGAGGGAGACCACATAGTCGAGGATGTGGTCCTGATTGGTACTGGAGAGCTGGAACCACATACCCTTAATCTTGCGAATTACGGGGATGATCGTCTCGTCCTGCTCATATTCGGTGAACGGATAGTCCAAGAAGAACTTGGCATCGCGCGCCCGGATGAGCTTCTCAAAGGGAAGGCAGTGGCGCTCCAGCTCCATGACAACCATCTTGGGATTCGCGATGCGAGCAATCTTCAGATTCTTCAGGTAAATCTTGAAGTCGTCATCGGTTGGGAAAACGATAATCAGTTGTTCCATGAATGTCTGGAACTGGTCAAAAAAAGCACTCAATACTTGTGCTTTTGACATTACATTGCTACACTACTGGCGTGTAGGTCCTTTGAACTCCAGCTCCCGCTCTTTCTTAAGGTTCTCCATACGGGAGGCGAGGTCCCCGTTACGTCCCTGCTTGTCGCCATCGTAGCTCTGCTTGGTCGTCGGCTCAGGGGGGCCCATCGTAGGAGTGCCACCAATGCTAGTGTAGTGAAGCTGGTCCGTTGAGGTCGGCTTGCCATCCCAGCTTGAGTACGAATCAGAGAACCCACCTGCAGTGGAAAAGGACCATGACTCAAGAGCACCCAGCGTGCCAGCAGGCGCACCGGGAGGCGGGGCTGGAGCTGACGGCGCAGAGGACGTGGTCGGCAGCTCACGGCGTGACTGCACAGGCTTAGCAATGTATCCAAAGATGGACTGGCCTGTATAGACATCCTTCGTGTCGGGTACGTAGAGAGTCGGCACCTTGGTCAGGAACGGCGGCAGCTCGCTCCTCTGCTTCCCATCAATCGGGAACATACGACAGAGGCTCTGCTTGTTCAGGGTTTGGAGCGTATCCAGAATCTGCTTGCTGTGGGGGCACCGATTGCTGTAAAAGAGAATCGGCTGATTGTTCGCCATTGCGTGGAAGTCCGAGAAAAAACGGAAAGAGAAACACGCAGCAAAGAATAAGCATGGAGAACCTTAAGACCTCGCTAGACGGATACCGTATTGACTTTGAACTGTCCAAGGTGCCTGTTCCGTTCGTGAATGGACTGCGACGCATCCTTCTTGCAGAAATCCCGACGGTCGTGGTGAAGGATGTGAACATCCGCGAGAACTCGTCACAGATGATTCACGAGATGCTGAAGCACCGTGTGGAGATGCTGCCCATCAATGTCAAGCCGTCTGAGGTAGCTGTGATTCGCGACACGAAGATTGTACTTCACTATGAGATTGGTCCCGAGCCGCGCCTGATTACGACGGATGACTTTGCGGTATCCTCACCCCGTGGCAACATCATCCTGAAGGACCGTGACCTCGGCACGCCTCTCTACTTCCTTCAGCTCAAGGCGAATGAGGGAATCAGGTTGGAGTGCTCGCTCGGTGTCGCGACCAAGGGTGCGTCGCAGGTATGTGTTGCGACCTTCAAGAACCACATTGACCCTGAGGTGGCCAAGCAGCACCGCGAGCAGTACTTGGCACCCGAGTTTGGAGACCATGACCCGCGCATCTTTGACAACCACCTCATCCAGCGTGCCTTTGAGCAGGATGAGCACGGGCGCCCGACGCGCTTTGACTTTGCGATTGAGAGCATCGGTGTTGCTACGGCAAAGGAGCTGCTGATCGCTGCCGTTGAGGTGTACAAGAACAAGATTGACGAGTTCTTGAAGGAGCCGATTGCCAAGGACGACACGGGTGCCTATGTCATGGAGTCCACGACTGAAGGCCACACGCTGGGTGCTCTGGCTCAGGCGCTTATCCACGAGGCAGGATTGGTTGACTTCGTGTCCTACCGGATTGACCACCCGCTAACTGCGAAGCTCATTCTGTTGTTCCGCACCAAGGTCAAGCCTGAGACTGTGCTTGAGCGGTTCCGCACGGACGCGATGGCACTTTGCGAAACAATCCTCAAGTCTGTATAATGGCGGACGAGTTCCTCACCTTTGAGGCAAAGGACGTCCAAATTCTAGGAGAAGAGACCTTCAATGAAGAGGTCCAACGTGAAGAGTCAAGACGCTTTTACACTCTCAATGAACAGGTCACAGATGCCTACGACAAGCTGATTCCCCGCGGTAAACGGGCCACCAAGTTTGAGCTTGAGCAGCTTGCGAAGGAGACTGAGCGATACCGTGAGATGTATTCTAGGTACATCACTGCGACTGAAGACAGCTACACATTCAACGAATCTGGACTGAAGCGGACACTGGATTGGGTCTCTCCTGTCTACGCGTCCGATGAGGCGAAAGTCTACGACTGGCGAGCGTTCAACAGCCTGTTCAGCAAGGAGGCCCTCCGCTTGCCCAACGCCTATCCTCGTATGATTGCATCACTCCCTCGCCCCTATGCGGATGCAGGACACCTTTTCCCCTTCTCCAAGCCCATTGCATCCTACAATTCGGAAGGAGCAGAGCCCCGGAGGTACCTGCCTGACTATGTGGCCACTGCAACCAGACGCAACGAAGATGAGTCCTACTCTATCCTGCCCCGCCCTATCCCTGGGTCAGGCGACCAGCTTGGGTTCGTTGGATACTTTCTGAAAGGGCGCGCAGATGCGATTCCTAATCCCCAGGCAGGTCATTCGTTCTTTGAAGACAATAAGCCCAGGTTCATTGAGACAACGGCCCCGCTCTCCGACATCCTCCCCGGTGAAGATGCGGTGCTTACCCATGGCGTTCCTGTGACAAAAGACCCATATGGTGAGGGCCAGAAGTACTTGAAGCTCTACGACATTGCCTTGACCGATGTCAAGTGGTCGCTGTGGAAGCAGCGATTCCCACCTGTCCCTGTCCTCCAAGAGAAGCTTGAAGTTATCCCGCTTGCCTTCCCCGAACACGAACGAGAGGCGCCTCCCAAGTCTCTGGTTGAGGAATATGGTGTCCCGTACTTCCCAGGTATAGCCATGCGCAAGTGGTTCATGAGTCAGGAAGATGGTGGACTTCTGGTGGGCCGCATGCTTCTGTCCACAGCTGCTAGCGCTGGTGTGGCCAAGATGCTCACGACTGAGCTGGGTGAAATCAAGTTCCCTCCCGTCACTCCAGATTCGTGCACCCTGATGGGTCTACCCTTTGACCAGTTCCGCAACAATGGAACCCTGCGTCGGTTTGAGACGAAAGATCGGTATACCTACGAGTGTATCCCACTGGACGTTATTATGCAAGAGAGGTACCAACTGGGATTCAGGAACCGCATCCCGTGGAGAGACTCTACAGCTAACGACATCCTCAACCCATACCGCCGTATCCTAGCCCGCTACAAGCGCGCGCCTCCGTCTTCAAAGGCGCCTGCACTGTCCAAGTCATCCAACCTTCCCACCTCACAGAAGCGCCAGCAGATCCTCGCTGTGCTGGAGGATAGACGCCGTCTCCCCGATGACAAGAACCGCGACATCCAAGTGCTCCTTCGCGACGCCCTCCACTCCAAGGAACAGTACATAGACAAGGAGGGGCTCTTCGTGATGTGTGACCACTCTGTGGCCATTCTTCAGGGACATCTTGCTGAAGACCGATTGGCCTTTTACGCAAAGTGGACGGCTGTCGTGGACGGGTTCCGTGTATGCCGCGTGTGTGGTGAGCAGATTAGTAACGATGTCCTTGTGGACCAAGACGAGTTCAATGACGATGGACGCCTCCAGAAGCACGGCTCTGCCCTGCCTTCAGCCAAGTTCAATGGTGATTCAGTCGCTTCGTATTCACGCAGCTTGGCCAACATGCAACCACTGTTCGTCATGACGGACCCATCGGACTCGACTGTATTTTTGATCCTGTCCCTTCTTCAAGTCCTCCCTGACCCTGCTCAGCTCGTCCCCGTGCTCCAGTTCGCCCGCACCATCTCCACCGCATTGGGAGCCAAGGTGGATAACGACGCAAGCCGTCGTGCTCGCGGTATGGTCGGCATCGCGTCTGTCGCATGCCTTCTCCAGATTCACATGCCCGGACTTGTGCCTCGTCGTGCCTTTGGGCCCAAACCTCTGGTCATTGATGGCTACCCTCGTGACACGGACAAGTCAGAAGGGTTCACGGTCGTGGACTCCCTGCTGATGGTCATGCGCAAGACATTCGAGTCCTACCCTAGTTCCTTTCAGGGCCCTTCACTCCAGATTATGCGCGCCTCCATCAACGAGTCCAAAAGCCTGCGGACACAGATTAACGCCACATTGGGCAAGTTCACCAAGCAGTTTGCAAATCAGTACGACAAGGCCAAGACCGAAGCGGCTTTACGCCCACCTGCACCCGAGCCATACACCATGATTCCGACCATCTTGCCTCCTGCAGAGCTTGGGAGGATCAAGAACTTTGCTCCATGTCCTTCATTTCGTCTCACCTGGATTAGTCCACAGCTTCCGCGGATTCGTCAGGAGGTTGTGCCCATTCGCTCCAACATTACCGCTGCACCTCTGGCTACCCACATTGTTCGCCCTGCCGATCGTGCTCCAACTCGCATCCAGATTCCTGTGGCCGACATCTCTCGCCGTCTGAAGATACCGATTCCCGCAAAGATGGGAATTGAGCCGACTGACTCGTGGCGCACGAACTCGCTGATTATTGAACGCCTGTCTTCGGCTCTCCTCATTCCTACACAGGTCAGTATGATTGATACGACCCTGTCCCCTGACCTCTTGCGTGACATCACAAAGGGTTTCCTGCGCGAGCTCCTGGCTACCATCGCCTCTAACCCAGAGAAGAAGCGGATGTTTGATGAGATGCGCCAGAAGGACATGACGCTCTACACACTGACCATGTCGGTGACCACAGCACGCACAGAAGCCAATACCCTGCGAGCCAAGGAAACTCACGTGTTCACAGACCGCATGCGGGCAATGACAGACGCAGACCGTGAGGTTGCCAAGATGCTGCTGGACCGTGGACTTGGGCCCTTCATCATCACGAACCAGGACCGAGCCAGTTTCGCAGCCGAGCTTGCCACCCATGTGGAGCCAATCCCCGAATACGGAGAAGAGTATGAGGAGATGCCTGGACCCGCTGACCCAGCCGCTGAAGCTTATGATATGAATGGCGAGGACACATTCATTGATGGTGAGGACAATGTGCCGCCCCTCGGAAATCGCGAGACCGAACAGGTTTACGCGGACGGCGATGACTAGAGTAAAATGCGCCTCGCCACTCTCTTCTTCGTGTACAAGGACCGTGACACCCCCGATGACAAGGTCATGATTGACCGTGAGCTGCCCCTCGTCCGTGGTGGTGCGTACCGCTACTCGGTGTCTCTGAAGGCACATGACCAAGTGAGCACCTACACAATCTACCTTCAGAAGGAGCAGCTGATGAACTATGTTGAGACACTCATCAAGGGTCTTGAGAACGACAATGACCCATTTGAGAGCGTGCAGGTGTCATCGGCTGTGTTCCCGTCGTTCATCTTCCGTATGGATGAGCACCCGCGCTGGGAGGCACGTGACGCACTCCGCTCATTGCTTGCGACGACGATTGAGTCGCATGTCACCCGCACAGAGTAAAACGGATACTTCCACTACTACACAAGAGACAGCATGTTGACCCTTCATGGATACCGAATCCCGAAGGACGCCCGCGAACTGCCGCTCAAGAAGGCGCTTTCTGTCAAGCCCTTCTCGTTCGTCAATCCAGCCGCCGTTCCACGATACCCCGTCTACTACGAAGACAAGTCCAATCTATATCTTCCCAAGCACTTTGGGATTGAGCGATATGGAGAGGTCCCGAGCCTCCGAGATGTGCCGCAAACTGCAGAGTGTTTCTGGACCTTTACGGGAACCATGCGTCCAGCTCAGCTTCCCGTTGTCAACTCCTTCCTCCATCCACAACCCCATGACGGGATTATCTCACTCCACACGGGAGGCGGCAAGACAGTCTGTGCGCTGTACATCGCCTCTCGTCTCCGTCTCCCTACACTTGTGGTTGTCCACAACACCTTCCTGAGGGACCAGTGGGTAGACCGAGTCAAAACCTTTCTTCCCAACGCAAGGATTGGTCGTGTCCAAGCCGATGTGTGCGATGTCAAGGACAAGGATGTCGTCATCGTTATGTTGCAGACACTTTCAATGAAGGAGTTAAATATAGATGTAATCAAGCCAATCGGTCTCGTCATCGTGGACGAGTGCCATCACATCGCTTCTGAGGTGTTTGTGCAGGCGCTCCCGAAAGTCACCTCGAAATATATGCTAGGCCTATCTGCGACACCTGAGCGCAAAGACCGTCTGATGTTTGCGATTCACTGGTTCCTCGGACCTCTGCTCTACAAGTCTGAGACAGGTGACTCGGTTGACAAGGATGTGAAGGTGGAGGTCTACGAGTACGAGAACCATGACCCCGAGTTCAATGAGATCGTCATGAACAGTCAAGGCATGGTCTCAGCACCTATCATGGTCAACAAGCTCGCTGACTGCGAGGACAGGACACGATGGCTCTGCAGAATCATTGAGGACATCCAAGACGAAGGGCGGCAAGTGTTGGTATTGTCCGACCGTGTCCAGCACTGCCAAGACATCTTGAACGGTCTGCCTGATGGGCTGAGGGAGGCATCCTGTATCCTGTCGCAGAAGGTAGCCTCGTCGCAGCGAACCGAGTTCTGTTCAACCAAGACGGTCTTGATTGCGACCTACTCCATGTGTAAGGAGGGATTTGATGTCCCTACCTTAAACACGCTTGTCATGGCAACGCCTCGTCCTGACATTGACCAGATTGTTGGGCGAATCTTGCGAGTGGAGAAGTCAAAGCGGACCGTTCATCCACTCATTGTGGACATTGTGGACCCGCAGTTCAGGCGTCAATTTGGCGCACGGAACTCACTGTACAAGAAGCGTAACTACACGATTATGAAGATGGCGCTGCCTTCGGCGCTGCCGCGAGCTTCGTTACAGGAGGAGACGGGGGAGCCGAGCGAGGGGGAGGGCTCAGAGGCGCAATCGCATTGAGTTCGTTGGCCGAGTCAACGAAAATCTCAATCTTATTCAGTCCATTCGTCTCCTCAGGTTTGGAGATGTTCTTATACTTTTCCATCTCACGGCCAAAGGTGCGAGTGATACTGGACGGGATCAGCGGGCTCAACTCTGCAAGACGGTCGTACTGGTCCTTCACATACTTGAGGAAGTCGCCAGGCTGCATGCGCTGCTCACGAGGCAGACGCAGCTCCACATTGATGAAGCGGTAGAGCTTTGCGTAGTGGATGGCTGACATGCGGTGCCCCTCTGCACGCTTGGCCCAGCCAAAATAGGTACCCGTCGTGTTCAGGATTCCAACGAACAGGGACCCAACGCCGAGGGATGTAGCCGCAAGCTGCTGGTTCCCCGCGAACAGACTCGATGAACCGGCGTTCAGGAAGGCAATCACACCCGAACCAACAATCACAGGTAAGTCAATGTACGTCTTGCGGCGAGTGAACACACTTTCCGCACGCTTGTGCATAATGCTCAACCCGTTTGCCTTCTCACCTGTCTGGGCAAAGTAATCTTCCAGAATGACAGTCCATGTCACATTACTACCTAAGTCAGTAGCTCCTCCATCAGCCATTTTGTTTTAAACGCAGAGAACAATGCTGTGGCCGATCAAGTACTACAGGGGCTTGTCAACAAGACGTAAAGCAAAGCGTCATCGTGAATTGACGCAGAGGGCAAAGATGTCGTGGAAGGACCCCAAAGCCTACAGGCCATTTGCCACGGATCGCAACACGCGTCATCGTCCATCGTCTTATTCATCTAGGTTCCATACCAAGTATCCAGGTGTCACAACCCTGCCCGAGATTTCCCGCGCAACCAAGATTCCATTGGATGCGTTGAAGACAGTGTACAATCGTGGTATGGCGGCGTGGAGAACAGGTCACCGTCCCGGGGCAACAGAGCAGGCGTGGGGGATGGCTAGGGTTCACTCCTTTGTGCTTCATGGGAAGACGTGGCGGACAGCAGATGCGGATGTGGCACGACGGATTTCTTCGCACTAAAGCATAATGCAGTATAACCGTAATGGAGTCCAGGTGCGTCAGACACAGCCCGTGCGCGCACTCAAGCGCATAACTCGTGTGATTTCCATTGATTCCCGCGACCGTGACCCGACCAAGTTCGTGATGATGAACGGTGGGACAGCAGTGTCAGATCCGGGAGACTATGTGGTCTACCTTCCTCGTTCGTTTAGCAATGTGACGCGCATTCGTCTGAAGAATGCGCTGATCAACGCACCATCGGCTGGCGGCGGTTGGGTCTCGGCAACTGACCAGTACATCATGCTGGGCATTGAAGGTCTGAATCGCATGGATGAGACCGCCCCGGGCGCCGACCGTGCGGGATATGCAGACTACTCGTTTGCAAAGATTCTGAACTCTACGGTTACTTCGCCAACGGCGACACAGAGCACTGCTGCTATCTTCTACTCGGACCAGAGCTACGATGAGAACATTACGTCGTACAACCCTCCGATTGGCACTCTGGACCGACTCCACGTTACCTTTCGCCGCCACCTCCCATATTCTTCTTCGGCTACCAATTACCCCGCAACTCCTCTCAACGCCCCAATCAAGTTTGGAACCGGTGAGAATAGCTTAACCTTTGAGATTGAATATCTTGACAATGTGTTTGAGGATGTCTCTTCGTTTGAGACGTTCCTTCCTGCTGTGCCGTGCTAACCCTTGCGCATTGACTTCCCAAGCATCACAAATGTATCAAACGTAAAGAGGAACATCACACCAGTCAGGATGTAGAGGAACATGTCCTGAGATGTGGTGGGCTCGTATCCAGTCTTGTTCTGCTCGACCATCGCAAGGATCTTATTCATCTTCACCTTCATATCGTCCTCCGACGATGCGGATGCGAATGATTCCCGAACAGCAGTGGACCTCTGCGCCGGATACTGGTGGACCTCTTGATGAGCCTCGCCAAATGCTGGCTTCATCTTGTCAACCACGGCCTTCGCGGCTGTGCTGCGGTCCTTGTGATCCTGCGAATGGTCCACATCGCCTTGCTCACGAACAGTCTCGCGAGTCTTGAAGACGCCGCCACTGTATGCATCGTCTAACGAGGTATAATCAATGCCGCCTGGCATCTCACTTGTTCAAGAGTAAGTAGAAAAATATGCTAGACTTCTTATAAATGGCGAAGCTTCCGATGAATACTGAGATGGGTATTGTTGCGCTCCTTATCCTTGCCACTGCGTTTCATATCAGCATGATCCGCCAGTTTGTGAGCAACGCTGTTGGCAAGCTGATTGCGCTGGCGATCATTGCGTATGTCTGGAAGACGTACAGCAAGCTGGTTGCGTTCTTCCTCGGCATCGCGGTTGTGACTGCGATGTGCAAGGGTGGCTTTGAGTACATGTGCGACTCCAAGATGGCCGAGAAGGCAAAGTCCAAGGCCGAGTGCGAGGAGGGAGAGACCAAGGGCAAGTGGGACGAGAAGACCAAGAAGTGCTCGTGCTAATTTCTGACTAGATAACAATGTTTCAATCACTGGACACGAGCAAGCTGTTCTTGGGAATCATGTTGATTGTCCTGAACATCGGCTCACGTCATCTCGTAGATGAATTCAGTTCCAACCCCAAGGAATACGAGCGGAACATCATTCTGCGTCGCATTGCAGTCTTTGCCGTCTGCTTTGTTGGCACGCGTGATGTCGTCCATTCCTTGTTGCTGACAGCCGCGTTCATCATCATCTCCCAAGGCGTGTCCTCTCGCAGCCGTGAGGGATTCACAGAAGAGAAGGAGACCCCAACCTGTGGAGCTGTAGATACAACGGTTCCCCCTCTGTTTCATTAGACCGACGAGAGATACGCACTTGTAGATACCGGATCCGCTCCGTGAGTCCGCGTCGCTTTATATCATTCCCATGCATTTGGTCCACACGCTTAGGTGAAGAATAATCCCAACCGTTTATTAGCCATGTAGTACGCACCTCTTCAAGTGCCGCGAGATCCTTCTGTGCCTTGGCGAGTTGAACTTCAAGTGTAGGCATTTTTACTTTATGTTGATTGTGGGAAATCAGATTCGTTTTCAACGGCGACGAGTCTTGCGGGTTCCGCGACGACGACGAGTGCCTCCGCTCTTCGCCTCCTTCGCTTTTGCCGAGTTAAAGTTTCACCATCATGGAAGCCCCTGTAGACTTGCGACCCTTTGTCGCCTTCGGGGTTGCGGGCTTCGCGTTGCTGTTGATGTCCTTGAGCAGGTCGTCAATGTTCGGGGGCGGGCGCATCTCTACGGGCGCGGGAGCGGGTGCTGGCGCGGGCGGAGGTGCGGGCTTGCGGATCACACCAACGCGGATTGGCTTGTTCTCAGGCGGCTTGGGAACCATGTTCGGCGGAGGGGCAGGAGGCACAGACTGCTGCATGAAGCTCATGAGACCCGCAAGAGGATTGGGCGCATTCTGAGGAGGAGGCACACTAGCCGTTCCACGCATCTGCTGAGTCTGCGCCTGCATAGACGCAGCAGCCAGACTGCGGGCAATGTCAGGGTTCTGGCGCATGATGTCCTGGATGTTCGGGATAGGCGCCTTCTGTGCCATCTGGTTGGTCAAGTGAACCATGTAGATCATCATGCAGGTACGCAGAGGAATACGGACCAGCGGGTGCATCTTCATGTTCTCACCGTACAGGTCGTACAGCTCCTCAAAGTCATCCTCAAGGTCTGCCACATTCATCTGGGCAGCCTCAGAGAGACCGTCCAGCTGGAGACCAAATGCCTTCATCATCATCACGTTCTTAGACCCCCACTCCATCGCAGACATGCCTGTCACGAACCACTCGGAGAACTGCTTGATGGTCGCATCCATGGACTTCTCACGACGGATGAACTCCAGTTCCAGCTTCATCTCCTCCATGGACGACTCCAGCGTGAAGCGCTTGCGCATCGGCACACCAAGCTTGGAGAGGCGCTCAAACTTGCGCAACATCTCGTACTTCTCGCGCATCACCACATCCTCGGACACCGTGTGGCGTGACGGTGCGGGCACATACGGCTCGGCATTGAAGTTCGGCATGCCGTCCACGACTGCAGGTCCAGATTCCTCAAAGGTCGGCACGAGCTTGGGCGCAGGAGCAGAGCTGGAAGAGCCAATATCATCAAAGTTCAGCGTTGGCAGGTCAATGGATTCTAAGCTCGTCGTTCCCATCACCTTGGGATTCACGAGAAGGTCCGTGTCCATTTACTTCTCCTTCGGCTGTGTTTCTGAAGGTTGGAACGCAAGGTGCGGCGTCTACCTGCCTTCTTTGGGAAAAACCCAGTCTCATAGAACTCCGCTTCGGGCGAAGACCAGTCCTCTGGTTCACCCGACTCCTTGCGAAAGACGCCTGATGCGGGGTCTATCAGAACCTCTTGCTCTCTCTTGAGTTTACCGAAGAATGACGCGCGAAGTTGCCCCAACGACTTGATGTTCCACAGTGATGTATTGGGCAGCTCCCTTTTCAGGAACATGAACGCTTCGTCTTTATTGACATCATACGAACCGAGCGAATCACGCAGTCGTGCTACACGGACACCTGGCAATAAGTGGACTTTGAATAGCCGCCCATTGGGTTTGCACGCGAACTTTCGGATATCATCTGTCAACACTAGGCTCGTTGAGATGGGCTTTCCATACACAGTGGAAAGTTCAAGTGGATTGTTACCTTGTACAGGTATGTTCTTCATGTTCGTATCACATTGACCACGATATACGACCATGTGACCCTGAAGGACCCTCCACTTCAAGTCAGATGGATTGAAGAACTTTGAGGTTGGATTGAGAACATACCGAATCACTGCCTTTACAGCAGGCGGTATGTAAACATCCGCATCGGAATTCATTACATTTTGTTCAGATTTACTTATTCTCATGCTCTAATACCCAAAGACCTTGAAGGAATGAGTCAGCCAAGTCGTCCTTCTTGGGATGCTTTGCGAAGTGTGCCTGGTTCTCCTGAGGAACAAGCGCGTATGCGTGAGCTATGCCTGTCGTTTTGCGACCTTTATATGATGCGGTTGAATCTTCCACGGTCACTATGTTTGACAGCTTGTGAGTCGCCGATACACCCGTGCACCGAAACCCGCGGCAGCAAAAGTACATCTGAAGCATCGCCTGAACGCCAAACATCCGGCGGTCCATCTGATTCTCCACGCACACCACCGAGGCTCCCTTCCAGGACTCTGATCGCTGGTCAAGACTACGAATGATAGCAGGCGCCAAGTCCAACGCAGACCCATGAAGTGCAGAGGACACGCACTTCTTCCAGGTATTCTGTTTCTGGTGATTGTAGACGAGCTTGACCAAGTCTGTCTTCTTAGTCGCTTCAGTGGTCAGCTTCTCTCGGCTGATGATCTCGTGAAGCTGATTCGGGGTCAGCTTGTTCAGTTCAGTCTTGGTTACAGCCTTCTTCTTACGGGGCGCATGCTTGGAACACGCAAACTGTCCGTTGGACGCATGTTCGTAACGAGCAGCGGCTTGACATGAATGACATCTAGGAGCACCGACACCTGCCTGCTCTCCTAGGACGTCAATGATATTCCAATCTACAATCTTTACATCTGTGCGGTCTGTGCCTTCAAGGACACAGTACGCGAGGTTACGAATTCCGACATCAAATGATACGACTTTCATTATATGTACTCACGTGATTTATGAAGACGCCTTGAGGAGCGAAATGAGGACACCCTTTGCGTCGTTCCTGCTGAACGGAAGTCCGCGCTTCGTCAGGAGCTCCTGCAGCTCCTTCTTGGTCTTGCCCTCCAGAGAGTCAAGGTCCAACGCAGGCGGCGCTCCTTCAACGGTCTCAACTGCTTGCTCCTCCTCAACTGACGCGCGGTCATCTTCCTCAGGCTCAACCTCAGCTGGGGGTTCGGGGGCAGGAGCGGGCTCAGGAGGCGGTTCCTCTTCTGTAACCAACTGCTGAGTAAGCGCAACAAACTGCATCTCCATCATGTTGAGCATACTGCGCAGACGTGCCTGCTGCCAGTACATCCAACCAACCATTCCTGCGAGAACAAAGACCATAGATGCGAGAAGAGCAATAGCTGCCTGTAAGAGCTCCATTTATACGAAGGAAGGGAAAGGTTGCGGCGGCTTAAACGAGGTTATCCTCAATTGAAGGGCGCTCTGAATAAATACACTTAAGGCGCATCAGAATCATGAACAACCCCCCACCTCCAAAGACTGCGAGTGCGATGCAGGTTGCCAAGATGGCATCCTGATCCATTGATTTCTTTCGGCTTTTAAGAGTAAATGCCTCGTCGTCAGCGCGGTGGTGATAGTAACTTGGTGGAAGACGTTGGAATGTTTGGATTGGGTGCGGCAGTTGCAGCTCCCCAATCCCCAGTCGGGTCCTTCTTCGTTTCTGCGTTCAAGATGCTTGGGTACATCGTTCTTGCAATTCTTGTTCTCATCATTGTGCTTGTCCTCATCGGCTTCATTAACAACATGATGAATCCTGTAAAGCAGAAGTTCACACTTCAGGGTGAGTTCTGGGACGTGCCTGGTGGTACCCCGCATGTTCGTGAGGAAGTGTGGGAGGACACAGGTGCAGGCAATAAGGTCGCTGTCTACCACGATATCCCGAAGGCTTAGCGCTTACGGTAGCAGTTCTTGTAGGGACGGCAACTTGCGCGCTGCGTGAACCCCATGCGGCGGCATGGGGTCTTCTTGCAGTACTTCTTTGACATCTTGCGACTCTTACGGAACTTGCGAGTCTTGCGGCGCCCGCCCTCTGCATTTAGTCGCGCGACATCCTTAGACGAATCGGTGTCAAAGAGCGAGAGTTCTGTGATCTCGGGAACCTTGCTCTTAATCTCAGTCACTAACTGCTCGCCGCGAGCCTTCGCCGCAACCTTGTCCATGTCCTTGTTCTCCCGCGCAATGAGTTCTAGATCGGAACCAGTCACGCTAACATGGGCCAAGTCAATGCCAGTCAGCTTGGACTTGATGTCATCTGCTGTGACACCAGCAACCTTTCCTGTAAAGATGAAACGAACATATGCCATTTACTATACGCTTAGAATTCTTCGTCCAGCCGTAGCTCACCCGACGACTGAACGCGAGAATAGTCTGAGACCTTCTTCTCAAAGAAGTTGGTCTTGCCCTCCAAACTGATGAGGTCCATGAAGTCAAACGGATTGTGAGCACCAAAGATCTTCGGCGTGCCCAACTGGACCGCAAGACGATCCGCCACAAACTCAATGTACTGCGACATCATCTTCGCATTCATGCCAATCAGCGAGCACGGCAGAGCATCGCAAATGAAGTCCTTCTCCAACTCCACCGCCTCCTTGATGATCTCGTGAACTGTGTCCTCAAAGATCTTGGTTTTCAGCGTGTGGAACAAGGACACGGCAAACTGCGTATGAAGTCCCTCATCGCGGGAGATCAGCTCGTTGCTGAACGTCAGACCCGGAAGGAGGCCGCGCTTCTTCAACCAGAAGATGGAACAGAAGGCACCTGAGAAGAAGATTCCCTCAACACATGCAAAGCCCACCAGGCGAGTCGCAAAGGACTTGTCGGATCCCATCCACTTTAGCGCCCACTCAGCCTTCTTTTCAATGCATGGGATAGTGTTGATCGCGTTGAACAATTTGGCCTTCTCCTCCTCGTCCTTGATGTAGGTATCAATCAACAGGGAGTATGTCTCAGAGTGAATGCCCTCCATGGCGTTCTGGAAGGAATAGAACAGCTTCACCACCTGGGAATCCACTTCACCCTGGAAGCGAGTGACAAGGTTCTCCATCACGATACCATCCGATCCTGCGAAGAATGCCAGAATGCGACCGATAAAATGCTGCTCATTTTCGGTCAGCTTTGCCCAGTCTGCGTGGTCCTTTGAAAAGTCAATCTCCTCGGGCGTCCAAAACACGGCGACGCTTTGCTTGTACATCTTGTAGAGGTGTTGCTCGGACGGCTTGATAGGGAACAGAGTGAACGACATCTATATACTATACGGCGATTATCGCCTAAACGAGAAACTCTGGATACTACATAATGAGTAGCACATCCAACGTCCAGTCGGTTTTGACCTCGGTCTTACGACCCGTCTACAACTACGACGCGACCAACTACTTCACAACGAAGCTGAACATCTCCAACGTGAACACTGTATTTGCTGACATTGCAAACGTGACGCGCCTGGATGTGGGCGACGCCAATAGCAACGTGTATGTCGGCACTGGTTCTGGAAATGCCATCGCCTCCTTACGCAACTGTTACCAGAACACTGCAGTGGGGTACAACGCCGGGTCGTTGATGTCAAACGTCTCCACCGTTGTCGCTCTCGGGTACAATGCTGGGTACGCAGCCACTAGCACGTCCAACAGCATCTTCATCGGTCGTTCGGCAGGTGTTTCGTCTGTCGGTTGCTCAAACAACATTGCAATTGATCCGTCTGGCGGTGTGTTAGCCTCAAGCTCTACCAACAACACGATTGCCATCGGCGCCCGTGTAGGAACGCAGAGCAGTCATGGTATCTTCCTCGGAACCAATGCAGGATATGCGACAACGGGTAGTTACAACATTGTACTCGGCCACTACTCTGGAACCAGCAGCACCCCCACAACAGGTAGCAACAACATGTTGATTGGGCATGGTCTGAAGATGGCGCCGACACTCAGCAACACGATGTACATTGGTAACCAGTCAAATGTCTTGATTGCCGGGAACTACGCCTCAAATGGAGTTGCAATTGGGAAGAGTGACGCAGGTATGTACTATATCGGTACGACAACACCGATTCCTGGATTGGCACTTGACGTTGCAGGCTATGCTCGCTTCTCAAATGGCCTAGCGATTGGACGAGATCCGCTACAGTACACGTTGGACGTCAATGGATCTATGCGAATCGCGGACGGCTACGGGTCCCTAGTAATGTACCAAGATGCGAGCTTGAACCCTCGTCTGTACGAGAGTGGAACCGTTCAAGCGACAAGCGGTGTCTTCTCAGTTCAGGGCACGAGTGCGTCGACGGGAAGTGTCGTGACAATCGGAACCTTGCGCTATGGCAAAAATGATATTCTGATCAACAGCAGTAGCGACCCAACCAAGTGGGAAGCCTGTAGTTATATGTGGTTAGGGTCTGGTGCTCCTGTCATATTGACTCTTTCGAATAACGCAGGAACCACACCAGTCGTTACGTTCAGTAGCTCAAACATCCAAGCCCCTTCGACGACGCAGCCGTGGCTGTACACCATCACATACTTCCCTCTTCCACCTGTAGGCACGTATGCACCTGGCAAGAGTTCAGGGCCCGCTTAGGCGTAGTTTCTCTACCATCTTGCGGATAGAGACCGATGACACGCCAGATACAGCAGATACGTCTGTCAGGCGGCCGTTCAGTACATGGCACACTACACCCGATACGATTGTCTTTGGCGTGTGCTCCATCTCAGGCAAGGCAATCAAGACCGCGAGGATCCTCTCACGTTCGCCTTCGGTCACCCCCATTTCAGCACAGATTCGTTCGGCGATACCTAGCTGCGTGTTAAGGACGCTTGACACTTCAGCACCAAAGCGACTCAGCCCCTTGCAGAGAGCACGGATAGAGACTCGGAAGATATCGGCTACTTCCTCATGGGTACGTGTGGCATTATGCTGACGACATGCGACGAACACTGCACCTGCCATTAAGGCCCTGCGTGTCTCGCCTCGCGACTTGCGCGCATCCTCTACCTGTTTGAACAGTGCGCAGGCATCATGGATGATGGCCTTAGGTAGACCAATCCGCCCACAGGACGCTTGAATCGCATCAAAGATACCCATCCACGACCGCTCACCGTGACTTGAGAACGACCATGAGGAGAGTTTGCCGATTGCTTTGGACTCTTCTGATTGTCCGGGAATCCGCTTGCGCATCATCATGGACCCAAACGACGAGTCCGGTAGTAGCTCGTTGGTGACACCGCCTGTTCGTGAGGGGTCGCCCTCGGTTTCTGCATACATTCTCCATTCAGCCGATTCGTCAATATGACTTCCCAAGATTGTGCCGCAACATGTGCAGACTTTTTGGCCCTCGTCCAGTTCTATCTCTGGATGGTCGCACTCCATTACTCCCACTTGACCCTGCACATACCTTCTCCGTTTTCAAGACGCTTAGTGAATGAGTACCATGCTGAATAGGCTGTGGACATATGCATAAGTCCATGGAAGAACATTTGCGTAGTCCAGTCAGGGTCCCAGGACAAGATAGAGAGCTGCTGTCCAACAAAGTAGGAGTAGAAGGAGTATCCACCCATGAGTACCCAGACCCCAGCAGCAGATGGACCTGCGCGATAGACATTGAACATCAACCAACCAATGTAGTTGAGGATAGCGACGATATCTGCTTCAAACATCCATTGCTGGCGAAACCAATGAAAGCTCATCGTTGTCGCACAGATGAAGAGACAGGAGGACATGGAATAGTAGAAACCAGACTCGTATGCGAGCCACGCAGGTAGAAGGTAGGACATCCCAGTCATAACTAGGTAAGGTTCAGGTATCATATGGTCTTGGCGCCACGGCATTACTAGTTATGATACATGCTCCCTAAAGCCACTGGGTCGTAGACTTGTGGCCTATATGTGGTCAGGAGTGTTGGGCGGTGGCCACCTGGCTTCTGCTGCTTCACCCACGAGACGAGGAGGTAGTTTTCGTGGACGGGCCAGACTTGGAATCCAGATTCGGTCAGTGTCTTCAGGAGGTACTCGCGGGCCTCGGACATTTGGAACAGTGGGTACCCAAAGACAAACCCGGGTATCTCAAAGACGACATACGGGGAATTTGCGGCATGAATGGACTGCCGGCGGATTTGGGAGTATAGGGAGGCAAGGACGGGACGCATGGCCGCCATCCGTTGTTCGCGCCGATTCTCTTGCTCGTTCCATACATCACGAGCTTTCAGCATTCTTGTTATGTCTTTGTAAGATATGTTGAAGTCTATAGCGCTTGGAGGAGGTGGTGTCAGAGGATGCCTTCTCGTCGGAGCACTCAAGGCTCTGGAAGACCGACAACCTCTTGAATTCCCTGACGGTATCTATGGCTGTTCCATCGGCTCAATCCTTGCAACCATGATTGCATTTCGCATCCCACTGAAAAAAATTGAAGAGTTGGTGGAGGAAGAGTTTATCCTTTCCAAATTTGTCCCGAACTTTGGCATTTCATCTGTTACATCCTTCACATCTAAGAAGGGTCTGTTCTCAATGGACCTCTTTGAAGACACGCTTATTCGTGTATTCAAGTCAGCTGGCATTGACCTCAAGGATAAAGTGATTGCAGATGCACCGCAAAAGTTGTATATTATGGCGTCCAATCTGACAACTCGTCGTGCTACACTCTTGACTGGACAGATTCCGCTTCTCGCAGCCATCAAGGCATCGTCCTGTATCCCTGCAGTGTTCTACCCACAGATCATCTTGAACAATGTATATTTGGATGGAGGTGTCTACTGTGACTGCATGGTGGATGCGGTACCACCCACAACAATTGTGTTACACATTGCATACAGTCACCAGCCCATATTTCCCGCTGACTTAGAGTCCATGACTCTGGCTACGATTTCGCGGTATGTCTATGCAGGTGCCCGCGTTGGATGTGTGCCACGACCGAAGAATGTGTTGAACCTTAACGAAACCTCCTTCATGCCTCTCTCTGATCTGACCTTGGCTGACAAGAAGGCCATGATTGATTCAGGGTTTGTTCAGGCCTCACGCTTTCTGTCCAAGCGTTTCCTTCAGGAATGCTTCCAGGTTAGCTGAGGTCACCTGCTTACCAAAGTCATGGATACCCTCGGCCGTCTCCAGCTTGACTGTGGGATAGCCCTCAATCCCGTACTGTGAGCATATGGCCTGATTCTTGTCACAATCAATCTTGACGAACTTGACCTTGGTCGTTCCGTAGGTGGCATCGGACATCTGTGCCCACTCGGGTTGTGCCTTCTTGGAGAACCCACACCACTCCGTGTAGAACATGTAGAGAGTGGCTTCGCCCTCAAGAGTCTCCTTGACAGGTGGAAGAATCCACGGCTTCCAATAGCGGTACACGATCAGTGCTGCGAGGAGGAGGGCGAGGAAAGTGACCCACTGCATTGTTGAAAGAGGTGAGAAATTATGCGCTGTTTCTCAAACCAACGACGGTAGGCTTCTTCCGCAGTGATACCCTCCTTGATCTGAAGCCACCCGACATCGGTGGACATGCGCTCTGGCTCATAGGGACGAGGAGTCAGAGTGACCCAACGTCCTTGGTAGCGTAAAACGAATTTGTCTGGTTCCATTGCTTTTTGTAGTCACCACAGGGTAAATGGAACAGGTAGGTAAGGTGATGGTGGCGATGGGGTTGAATTACGCAGTACATTACGCATCTATGATGGCATACACTCGTGTATGTATGCCGCATAGTTGGGACGATATCTTACAATCATTCTTTGTTACAGCAAGTCCTGCTTGCACGACACTTCTTACCGTAGGACAACATACTCAAACGGCTTATGCTGGAATTGTAGCGACGACTCTTGCGAATCTGCTTATTGGAGGGTTGAAGTCAGTGTCTTAAACACGGAGGCCGCCGCTCGGGAAGCCGACCAGTCCGGCGCCGATACCGAAGCCAGCACCTGTGCGGGCCGACGCGCCGACGCTCGGGGCGTAGATGTCCAGGATGGCAAAGGTCGCAGTCGCAACCAGAGCAATCATGCCAACCTCGGACGCCTTGAGCGTCTTGCCAGGGAGGACATAGGCCGCGACCGCGACAGCCAAGCCCTCGAGTGCGTACTTTATCAGACGCGTGATCAGGTCGGCGACATCAACACCAGGGGCAGGGGTAGGCTTCGGCTTAGAGTCCATTTTATTCTAAGAGTACGAAGAAATTCTTAGACGACGTCCTTGTGGGACTTCCCACATACAACCAAATAAACCAGCGATCTAGACACTCCTAATTTCTTAGCTAGCGCATACTTGGATAACTTTTCCGGGTTCTCGCGAATGTAACGAACATTGTCATCGGTTAATTTGAGAGAAGGCTGCGACGCTCGATTCTTTGCCTTAGACTCTACAGTCATCACGCGACCGACACATCGTTTATGACCCTGCATTGAGGCGGATAACTTGGCTTTCGTTTCTGTGCCCAGTGATTTTCCCAGACGGGCTTGACTCATTTTCCTCTTCGTCTCCTCCTTCGTATTGTAATCATACGGTCTCCCTCGCCCGCATAGCGTCTGATTATAGCCGCCCTCCCACACGTAGGACTCATACTGCTCTGCATAGTAGCACTCCATGTTATCAAGTGATTCTTCTGGTAGCTCACATAGGGTCTCAATCTCGAACGCACTCTCCCCGTACTTGTTAATAGCGTTGCCTAGTAAAGTTCTACTTTCTGGGCGCCTTGATTTATATACGTGCTGTTTCCACCGTAGAAGTGGATCATGTAAGGATCTGCCGATATATGATTTTCCATTCTCCTTACAGCGAATTCTATAGATGAACCCCATTATATATTACATAGCATCTTCATTTAAACTAGAGGGTATCTACATTCAGCCCGTTCCATAAAACAAACGGATTCCAACAACGGCCGCCGCGGCGACCCACACGAGCCACCATGGAACAAGGTTGGACACATACACGAGCACGACATAGAACACGACGGCATGAATGAGCGCTGAATACAGCGGGTTCATGCCAGGTAGCCCAGGGACGACGACTCCAGGGACAAGCAGAAAGAACAGCAGAGCGCAGGTAATCAGATCGTACATTTATGCTCTGCGTAGAAAGGACTTTCAAAGGAAGTTTACTATCATAATAAATGCCTGTTGTTCCCGAGACGCTCCCGAAGAGGGAGGACGATGGCTCCGTGATTGATTACCTGGACGAGGACCCCGAGATCCCGAACCAGCGCTACTGCATCATCTCCTTCATCAGTCCGGAGAAGACCATTACGCAGAAGGACCAGTTCTTCTTCAAGGCGTTCCTGCAGTGGATGGACTATCAGTGGAAGGTGGTGGGCCTCGAGCACCTCATGGTGTTCCTGTCCAAGAAGTATAACCTGAAGATTGACGACCTCCTCAAGGACGTTGAGGAGTTTGTCAAGGTCCGCAACGCCGAGGTGAAGGCGACGGACATCTACGAGCAGTTCCAGGTGTTCCTCCTCAAGAACGAGAAGGAACTGCAGGAGCGCTTCGACACGGAGGTGGACTTCAAGACGAACATCCGCGGCGTCAAGGTCCGCCGCTGCTTCCCGTCCATCGAGGAGACGCAGATGTTTGCCAAGGTGCTCCAGCGCAAGTACCCGAAGGACAACCTCTACATCGGCAAGGTTGGTGCGTGGCTGCCATGGGACCCGTCGGAGCACCTGATGCCCGAGGTGGAGTACGCCGAGAAGGAGCTGAACGAGCTGATGCGCAAGTACAAGGAGAACGAGGTGAACAAGGAGATGTTCTTTGCCGACCAGCGCGAGGAGTCCATCAAGAAGCAGAAGGAGGAGAACGAGCGTCGTCGTAAGGCGAATGCTGAGGAGGCGCGTTCAAATGCCGCGGCCTCTGCGACGGCCCAGATTGAGGACCTTTCCCGCCCTGTTCACCCGACAGAGGGAGTCATCCGCGAGTAATTTGTTGGTTGGATACAATGAGTGAAGACCCCACTATCCAGTTTTCCAGCGACGGGGGGCCGCCCGATTATGCCGCAATTGCGGCGGCTATCTCATGTACAACTGGCGGGCGCAAGAAGCGTGGCGGTGTTAAGACGGCAGCTGAGAGGTTTGCCGAGAGGGAACGTGAGGCAGAGGCAGCAGCTGAGGCGGCGAAGAGACAGAAGATGGAGTCCAAAGTGGGTGTATTTGATGCACCCAAGCCTTCTGTGCCATCGCCGATGAGCCCTGTAGCCGTTGACCCAAACACACAGAAGATTGCGGAGGGTCTCAAGATGATTGACGATGGCATCAGGAAGAAGGCGGCTGGAGTGGTTGAGAAGAACCTTTGGACAATCATGGGAATCGGCGCCGCTACAGGAGCCGTCGCGTGCGTTGCGCCCCAGCTGGCCCTTCTTCCGCCGATTGCGGCTATGATGGCGTTGTATAGCCCTTCTCTGGCAGCCCAGATTCGGACACCTGGGGGTGTTTCGCTGTCACAGCTGGAGAACCTTGTGAGGTCAGCGAAGACGAAGGCGACCATGGAAGTTGAGAAGCAGATTGCGACTGCAAAGAGGGACCAAAAGAATCAGTCCACGAAACTTACAGGTGCATTGGACCGACTCAGCGCGCTCACGGCGAAGAAGGACAAGATTGTCACACTGTTTGACAAGCTCTCAAGCATTGCCAATCGTGCCTCTACACCTAAGAAGCCGGCTGAGACAGTTGCGCTTATTGAGGAAACCAAGGCGGCTGTTGAGTCGGCACCTGAGCCCGAGCCCGCGGCACCTGCCCCGGCCGCCCCTGTCCCCATGGACACAACCGCTGGTTCTAGGCGTCGCCGCGCTTCTGGACCCAAACGGACACGGCGTTCTTCTTCTGGACGGCGGCGGCGTTATACTCGTCGGCGCTAAGAATCGCCGAGTGAAACGGGCGATTGTCAGCCCATAACGAAGGCTCGCACAAACGGAATGGCGGATGCTCGGACGCCTTGTACCAGAACACCTGATCCTCTAGCTTGTTGGAGCTGACGTTGTTACAAATGACCAGACACTCGAAGTTCTCAGTGCACTGGTCCATAAACGTACAAAACATCTCAAAGGTAGGAAACATACCTGCGTAATTCTCGTAAATCCTACGACGATTACCTAGGATATTCTCACGAAGAATGAATACAAAGTCCACATTGGTACGCAGGTTCGGCGTAATGCCCAATGGATACTGCATCGTGATGATGGTCATCATATCAATGTGACGACCGTTCATGAAGACGTAGCGAGTGGACTCCTCCTTAATCCAGGTAGAATCATACAAGCAGTCATCCAGAATCAGGAACGCACGAGGATCAATGGAGGACTGACCACCCCTCGCATTCTTGTCCTTGTTCCTAGCCTGCTTCACATTCATCTGGCGCTTGATGACATTCATCACAATCTGTGGACTGTACTTGTCATGGATGAACTTGGATGGAACCATATGCTGGAAGAACTCGTTGGCTACCTCTGTACCTGAAATCACCGTGCCTACAGGAAGACTCTGTTGGCAGTTGAACAGGATATCGCGAACCAAGAAGGACTTGCCTGTATCCTTCTTTCCGATAATCACCATCATCGGACTCTTGCGAGAATCAATCTCGCAGCGGTCCTTGAGCATGTTGATGTCAAACTTTCTCAATTGAAAGTTCATTACTTGGGTGGTAGAAAAGAAGCCCTGCGTTGAAAACGATGGTTTGTTTGCCGACCTCAAACACAATGGGCAAAGATTTGAGGACGCATGCAGTGGAGTTGAAGCTCCATCGGGTCCCCAAGATTGACGGGACGCCTTGGAATCTTCGGCATGTTCAGCCCTTTTTCCCCACTCTGGAAACCCTGTTCAAGACGGAGCAGTTGTCTAACCTGTCCGAGTATGGCATCAAGCTCCCAGAGGAGATTGAGACTGTGCATGAGGCGACAGTGAAGACGACAAAGGGACGCACCATCCCTGTCCACCGCAAGACGACCATGCTTCTCAGTCCATTCAAGACCATGAAGGGCGAGTACCTTGAGCCTAGTATGCCTCGTCCTTCAGAGGTTGCACAGGAGATGGAGAACAAGATCCAGAGCCCGCACACGGCTGCTTATGTTGGTGCGCTGACGTCCATTGTCTTGTCGCAGTCAGGTTGTGACCATTTCCCCCGCGTGTTTGGTGTCTATGCAGCCGTTTCGTCGTCTCACGAGATTGACATCTCAGACGACTATGAGGACCTGGTGGAACGCAAGTGGTTCACGGACCAGATGGGCAAGACCTTCACTCTGCGTCTGCGTGCGATTCAGGGTGAGTCCGAGTTCTCCCACACGCGTGGGCATCGTCAAGCCATCGCATTAGGCGATGATGTGAACCTAGAGGTAGAGGATGTGGATGTTCCGCATGTAGACACGCCGAAGGAGGGTTCAGTTGTTGATGAGTATGAAGAGACTTCCTCAGTTGAGACAGGGACTTCAGAGGCGTCCGAGGAGGATGTGTTTGACATCCAGTCGTGTGATTGCCCTGACTCGGACAGTGAGGGCGAGTGTGAGGAGGGTGAGGCATTTGCATGGGCTACCTTCAAGGATGTGCCTGTAGTCACCACCGCAATGGAGGTCTGTACCGGAACCTTCTACGACCTCATCAAGGAGCACCATGAGCCTGAGAAGCACACTGCATGGATGTTCCAGGTTGTGGCCGCTCTTGCGTATGCCCAGCGCTACTATGGGTTTGTTCACAATGACCTCCATGGCAACAATGTGATGTATATCCCCACGACTACCGAGTTCCTCTACTACAGCCATGGAACCACGACCTACAAGGTGCCGACCTACGGCTACCTCATGAAGGTTATTGACTTTGACCGCGCAGGAGTCTCCGTTCGCCTGCCTGGAATGAAGGAGCCGCGTTCGTTCCTTAGCAGCCAGTTCCAGGAGGATGAGGAAGCCGGAGGGCAGTACAACTGCGAGCCGTACTACAACCAGAAGCACCCGCGTATTGGTCTGGCGTCATCGTTTGACCTTGCACGCTTTGCGACTGCAGTGTTCTGGGACATCTTCCCAGAGGGTCCTGACCATGCATATGACCACCCACTTTTCGAGATGTTCCTTGCGTGGACCACTCTACCCGATGGGTCTTCGGTCATGTTCCGCAAGAAGCGCGACAACCACGACCGGTACCATGGGTTTGACCTGTACAAGGCGATTGCGCGCTACCTGAAGGACAGCGCAGTGCCGCGGAAGGAACTGGGCAAGTTCAAGATGTTTCAGGGCAAGATCCCCTCAGGCGAACCATTTTTGGTGATAGAGGCGTGATACTTAATAGCGATAGGTAAAATCCGAGTCAATAAGCTTTTCGATAAGCGGGTCATCCTTTTTGATCGAGAAGCAGTTCGACCAGAACTTCACATCTTCATACGTCTGACTCCAGGACTCATCGTTTACCTTAATAAGCTTCCTTGTCCCAATTCGGTATGTATCAAATCCTCGTACAGAGAGGAAATCGACAATATCCTTCATTGGGTTTGGAATACCTGGTCCACGATGGTCATCTAAACAGTCGCTGCATTCGAATATAATATACTTTGTCGAGTGGAGATATTTCTCGAATCCCTTGAGTACGTTTGTATCATTCCCCTCAGTATCAATTTTTATGAACTTAATCACGATGTTCTTGTCTACGAACTCAGCGTCTAGAACATCATCTAGACGTTTCACATCAACATCACATAGTTTCATCCCACCACTGCGCAGGCCAGCAATGGCATTGCCACTGTTATTTGTTTGCTGTCCCAGATAGTTGTAAAACGAGGCCTTCCCTGTTGTATTCGACACACAGTGTTCGAACAGGGTAATCGATGGGTCTTTCTCAACAACAGTCTTCAATGTTGAAATATTCGCTGGGTTTGGCTCAAAACACAAGAATCTGGCATTCGGTTCGGTACATACATCCTTCAGGTGTTTGATATACTCCCCAGTACAAGAACCAACATCGATTCCAATAATATGGGAATTGTCGTCAATTGGTCCCGCAAACTTCTTCAGACCAACGAGAAGCTTCTCATGGCCAGCTTCACCCGTAAACTCGTGGCGGTTTGTGAGATAGTAAGACTGCATTTGTCTTATTATGGCTACATAATTTAAGTCCGTCATGGATTTTTGGTGATAGAGACATAAATGGCTGTCAAGACAGAGGGACTCAAGGTGAAGTATTCATTCCTCTCCACACTACTGTTCCTGATTGTGGCGTCACCGTGGACATACCAGGTGACATACAAGGTGTTCGGGAAATCCGTATCGAGTCCGGGCGGTTGCCCGACTTCGGTAGGACTGTTTCTTCATGCACTCGTGTTTTTCTTAGGTCTGTATCTACTCATGTCATTCCCTGCAGACAGGGAGGGACTGACCAATAGTCGCAAGGCATCACCTGATGACATTGACCCTCCGTTTCCTCAGGCTTCATCTGCCGATCCGAAGAACTAATTTAGACATTTCCAGGTGGGAAATCAAAATGACTATCCATGTATACGCACTCTGTTACAATGAAGAAGTATTGATTCCTCATATGGTCTCACACTACCGCAAATGGCTGCCGTCGTGTGCGATTACTGTAATTGACAACTATTCAACTGACAAATCGGTTGAGGTTGCGCATCAGTTGGGATGTGAAGTATTACGATTTGGCAGTGAAGGAATCATGGATGACAGAGTCCATGCGGGAATCAAAAACAGTATCTGGAAACAACTCACAGATGGTTGGGTTATTGTAATAGACATGGATGAGTTCCTATGCGTAACAGAGGACGACCTCCACTATGAGTTTGATCAAGGGACAGCCATATTACAGACCAAGATGATTGATATGATAGGCGATAGTCAGACTGCAGACCTAACCGACATTGACATACATGCCATCAAAAAGTATGTGATTCGCTGTGAACCAGGGAAGCGGGTATGTTTTCGCCGAGAGAGGATTGGCGAGACACATTACACAATGGGTGCCGAAGCTTGTAATCCTCACGGACCGATGGGTGTACATGAACGTCCAGTGAAGGAAAGTTCAAAGGTCTATATTCTTAAACATCTCGCATATCTAGGGTTGCCGTTCATCACTAATAAAATGATCAAACGATATGAGCGAACTGAAGAGATGCGCAGTAGTGGTATTGCGATTCACTACACTAACAACGTTGAGTCTATCCGTGCCGATTACATGAACAGGCTTGAAAACTCGGTAGAGCTCTAGAACTCCGGCTTCCCAACGAACATATCTTGAACTGCGTGCACAACTGGCTCAGCCGCTGCCTGGACACCATCCGAACCACCTAATGCATAGACGATTCCGCCTGCGAGCGTCCCCGCTCCGGCCGCAATTTTCGCCCCGTCGGCAAAGACCGTCTTCTCACTCTTGGCTTGGCGGTCCAGAACATAGAGAATGACGGAAATCACCACAACTGCTCCGACAATCATGGCATAATAGTAGAGCTCCTCCATTTGTCTCGCATTCATCATTTTCATTATAAAAGTTGAACGAGCTCACATGTTCAGCGACACCTCCGACGACGGCTGCAGCTCAACCTCATCCTCGTCCTCTGTCTCTGACTCAAAGTCATCTGCGCCAAGCGTGATCTCATCGCCGAGCGAGATTGTAGGCTGTTCATCCTCCTCTTCCTCTTCCTCCTCAAACTTCACTGCTGGTGCAGGCGCAGGAGCGGGCGCGGGTTCAGGTTCAGGCTCGGGCACAACGGGTGTCTCACTTACCGGGATGTCTTTGCCATGGAAGTAGGCCTTGCTAATATCCTTCCACGGGATGAAGCTATCAATCACCTCATTCAGGGCGGCACCAATCATGGTCTCAATCTCACGACGGTTGCGAGCCTGCTGCTCGGCTGCGACGCCCACTGTCTTGAAGAGGTATGCATTGCTCCAGCACGCACGGGCGCTCTGCTTGTAGAACGCATGGATGAAGGTCTCCACAGACGGGCGAGTAAAGGGAATCTCCACCGTAGACGTGTCCACCTTCTGGAGGCTGGCAAACGCACGGATGTAGCTGACAAACACACCCAGCAGGAGGTCCTCAATGTAGTCGCACTTGGACGCAACGGAGATGCGCTCCACCTCCTTCTTCAGCGTCTCCGTCGACCACTTCGGAATCTGGGTCAGAAGGTTCTGGAACGTGCGCAGAATCTGGTCGGGCTGGTTATTACGCTCAGCCGCCTTCTTTGCATTGTCGTAGATGCTCCAGAGACCATCCGCAACGTGTGGGATAACTGTGCGCGCCAAGTTTTCGCGCAGGGTCTGCTTGACAAAATCCGTACTCATTTGTTTACAGACGGGGAGTGTTCTTTGACTAAACCGACGCGAATGCCAAAGTTTGTCTTGATTCTGATGATTCGCAATGAGTCGGGCATCCTTGAGAGGTGCTTGAAGGCCGTGGAGAACGTGGTCGACGCATACTGTATCTTAGACACTGGGTCAACAGACAACACCTGCGACATTGCGACCAAGTTCCTTGAGACGCATGAAGGGTGTCTGACTGTTGAGCCATGGAAGGACTTTGGGTACAATCGTTCGGTTAGCTTCACTCGGGCACATGCGTACTTGAAGGACAATGGATGGGACCTGAGGGATACATACGGCCTCCTGCTAGACGCAGATATGGTGTTTGTCCCAGGCGCGTTGAAGCAGCAGACTCTCGGTGAGACTGGATACACGATGGTCCAGTGTGCAGGGTCGCTCGAATATCCGAACACGCGACTCGTGCGGATGGATTTCCCATGGAGGTGTGTTGGCGTAACCCATGAGTATTGGGCAGGCGAGACGAAGCCGCTGCCCAAGAACGTCTGTTACATTGACGACCGCAATGACGGCGGGTGCAAGTCGGACAAGTTTATTCGCGATGCTGTGCTCTTAGAGCGAGGACTGAAGGAGGAGCCAACGAACGGGCGCTACATGTTCTACCTCGCACAGACGTACAACTGTCTTAGGCGATGGAAGGAGTCTGCTGAGATGTACAAGAAGCGAATTCAGACAGGAGGATGGGAGGAGGAGCTATGGTACAGTCACTACATGATCGGGAAGTGCTACCTCGAGCTCAACGACATCCCAAAGTTCGAGATGTGGATGCAGCGAGCAATCGCCAGGCGGCCCACACGCGCTGAGCCATACTACATTCTTGCCAAGTACTTCCGAGAGCACAGCCAGCACTACAAAGCCTATCAGTATGTCCTGGACGGCAAGAAGGTCCCGCCATCGTCCGATTCGCTCTTCATTGAGACAGATGTCTACAAGTTCATGTTTGACTACGAGGCTAGCATTCTAGAGTTCTATGTCTGTCCGGATAGGAAGGTTGGTCTGCGTACGTCTATCAACTACATGCTGCGAACTGGCGTTTACCAGCAGAACCTCCTCTTCAACTTCCAGTTCTATGCACAACCGATTCAGTCAACGCAGACGAACCTTGGTGACAAGCTGCCTCGTCCATTTGGGCCAGACTTCAAACCATCCGCGATCTCGGTAGACAAGTATCCGCTGGCAAACGTGCGGTATGTCAACTATTGGATGGATGGTGGAGACTACAAGGTGCCTACCAATAGCCCAGTGATGACTGAGAACGCCTACATCAACTTGGAGACAATGGAGGTGATTGCAAAGATGGACGCATCCACTGTCGGACTCCCTGTTCATCCAGTCAATGTGCGTGGTCTCGAGGACATCCGCCTCTATCGTAACGGGTCTGACCTGTGCTTCACTGCGACGACACAGGAGTATTCGCCAGAGATGGTCCGTGTTCTCCAAGGCAAGTATGGAACGGATGGTACTTATTCAGACTGTAGAATTCTCGGATCTCCGCATGGAAGGACTTGTGAGAAGAACTGGCTTCCTGTCAATGGAACCGATATCATGATCTATGACTGGTGCCCGCTTCAGACAGTGGATCGCGCAATCACAATCTCTCATACGACCCCAACCCCTCCACTCTTCTCACTGTTCCGCGGCTCAGCTCCTCCTATGATGGTAGGCAATCGCTTCTGGACACTTGTTCACGTGGCAGAATACAGTAAGCCACGCAAGTACTATCACTTTTTCGTGGAGACACATTCAACACATACCCCACTTAGGGTCACGTTGCCATTTGTGTTCCGCTCTCCGTCCGTTGAATACTGCGTTTCCACACATATGAACGACACGACAATCACTTGCTACGTCTCGTTTATGGATGCGAATCCAGCCAGGGTTGACATTCCGATTTATGAATTGGAGTGGATGAATGTCTAATCAAGATGCGCAACCACTGTGCGCATTAGGTTCGAATAGGAAGGGCGCTGAAATGCCAGCTTGTTCTTGAAGAAATGAAGTGGAATCCTAGAACACCAATAACGGTCGATGCACCCATTAGCATCTGCACCACCCGAATCAATCATACGGTCAAGACCCTCCTTCGCGATCCGATACACATCGGATGACGTGGGCTTATGAAGGAAATAGGCAGATGATGTTGTACAGTCTTGCCTGCTGATAGAGAGGAGGTCATCGACAGGTTCGCGGTTTCCGATACGACTGATGGCAAGAAAACATAGTGAATATTCATAGTCTCGTTTGAAAAACTCCGACACGGATGTCTGAACCCGCACAATGTCGTCCGTAAACACGATGTCGTCCTCCAAAATCAAACATGTCTTGTGATCACTTGCGTTGAAGTGCTCCATCACGTCCGTATGGTTCTTGGTCGCACCTGCGTACGGCGGAAGTCCGTCCTTCTGGGCCTTGTAGTGGTAAACTTTATGCAGGGGCGCTGCAACCCTCGTAAGGGAGCACAACGTTTCATAGTATCTGTCCACTCGCTCCTCGAGGTTGAGAATGTAGATGATATCCACAGAATCCCAGCAGGGATGTGACTCAACAACAGTGTGATTTACTTGGTTGAATAGGGAGACGTGGCGATACATCTTGCGAGTTGCGGGAAGGGCCCTGTGCCAGTCGGGGTAGGTACCATACACAATCACAACTTCATCCTCGGCAGGTTCGCGGTCAGGGTCAAAACTGGCCACCACCTTGCCTAACATGTGTAGCAGATAGTTGGAGTTGAAGATGTTGTGTGGGATAATGTCTGAAAACTCAAAGGCCCCCATCCAGAACTGTGCCTTAGCGAGATCGCGGCAGTGGAGGTTCGCACGATAGATAGAATCATAGGTCAGTGGACGATTGCCATATGGAATTGATAGTGGGTTCATTGAATCAGTCAACCGTTTCAAGATAGCAAACTGGTCCTCTCCCTGTAATCTGTGAATTGAGTTCACAATATCATCCATGTAGGGAAACTTGGCCGTGCCATCCCATATCACGTTGCCCACAAAGTCAGTGTTCGAGTCGCGCGGCCTCTCAATCCACTCTGCATGTTCAAGATGGAATGCAATAAGGCATGTGTGGACTAAGATATCGGGCTTGATGATTGGGTATACCTTCTCAACCAACTCTACCTCGTCATGTCCATAGAATACCGTGCGCTCCAGGTTAATGTCCAACTCGGGAATGCAGCGTTTCCATCCAAACGTACCAGCCATAATCCGCGAGGTGTGCCACATATGGTCACGGATTACATGGTATGTCTTGGAGGACTTGAGGAACTCGTCAATACACCAGCGGTCACGCGCATCAATGCGTGAATCCGTATCACGGACAAATCCCACATCACGAGTCCGAAGCGGGATAAACCGATAAAGCGTGTTGATGTTTCCCTCCACACCCGTCTCAACTACCTCTACACCTTCAGGAATCGTCCAACTTGGGTCACAGACACCCTTGTAGACGATAATTGAAAAGGTTGGGTAATGTTCTTTGATGAGTTGGATGTTCTCAAGAAGACCTGTATAGTAGTTCGGCTCTGTCCCGTAGAGACAGAAGGAGAACACCCCCATTATGTATACAAATGCTTGTAAGATTCGTTAATTGGCCGCGAAGTGTCCTGTAAGATGTGCTTGGCAAGCTCAGGTGTGATAGTCAGGGGCAGTGTGATGGCCTTGTAGAACACATATCCCTTGGCCGTCTTCTCATCGGCGATGCGCAGGAGGTTGATGCGCGTGACCAGCGTCTCCACAGTCCTGATGAGGGTACGGACACCTTCCTCCTCGTTGGAGTACTCGGCAATCAGATACTTGATGGCCTCGGGTGACAGGGACAGCTGGTCCTTGAGCTGGATGTGGTCCAGAATCTGCGGCCAGACATACTGGTTCACGATGCTTGCCTTCTCAGCTGCCGTGTAGCCCGAGCAGTTGATGACCTGCATACGGTCCTTCAGAACAGGGTGAATCTTGGACTCGTCATTGAAGGAGAATACGAAGAGGCACTGGCTCAGGTCAAAGTCAACTCCAGAGAAGTAACGGTCGTGGAAGCACGAGTTCTGGGAGCGGTCCGTCAAGTGGATGAGCATGCTTGTGATTTCATCGCCATGTGCTGTAGTGGAGATCTTGTCCACCTCGTCAAAGTAGAGCACTGGGTTCATGCAGCGGGCAGTCATCAGGGCGTCTGCGATACGACCCCAGGTTGAGCCCTCGTAGGTGTACGAGTGACCCACGAAGTTGGAGGCATCGGATGCGCCGCCCAGAGAGAAGAACTCAAAGGGACGCTTGAGAGCCTTGGCGACACCGTGACGGGCGAAGGAGGTCTTCCCTACACCCATCGGTCCCTTCAGCGCAATGACATTGCCGATGGAGGTCGGGTTGGAAATCCACTGAGCCAGAATCTGCATAATCTGTGTCTTAGCAGATGTCATGCCATAGACTGCCTTGTCCATGATCTCGGTTGACTCGGAGAGGAACTTTGAGCAGGACTCGGGTCCGTCCTTGATGGTGACAGGCAGAGGAACGACCTTACCGAACGGGACGCGGAGGAAGGACTCCACCCATGAGCGCAGCTTGTATCCCTCGCCCTCCATGGACATCTCGGACAGGATGTCAATCTTCTTGATGACCGACGCCTTGACTGAGTCGGCAATCTCAAGGTCCAGTACACGGAACTTGAAGGGGACATCACCCTCGTCCACCAAACCTGCGAGGCGCGCCATCTTCTCATTGAGACGGCGCCGCTCACTCTTGGGTAGGTCATCGTAGTACTCCTCCTCGTCGTCGTTGAGCTCCATCGCAGGGACCAGCGACTCCTTCTCCTTACGCTCACGACGCTTGCGTCCAACCTTGCTCTGTGGCACATACTTGGACATCAGGTGATTCATGAAGTCCGCATGGCTCTTGCGGCGCTTGTCCATCATCTCCACCTCAGACTCCTCGGACTCGTCATCCGACTCTTCCTCTTCTTCCTCTGACTCTTCTTCGGAGTCCTCCATCACAATCTTGGTAGAGTCGCTGACGGCAGTGTGGATGTGAAGCTTGACAGAAATCTTGGCCCCCTTCGGCAGGACGATGGACTGTCCCTGCTCCTCCTCGCTCTCCTCTTCCATCTCATCATCTTCCTCCTCATCTTCGTCTACAAGTGTGCAGTCCTCGGATGGTTCCTCTTCAGAGGGCGGGACGTAGTCGTCGTCCTCCGACTCTGAATCGGGTTCGTTCAAGGTCTCATCCTTGACCCACGTTGTTGTCCTAGATCCACGCTTACGAAGATTGTACCTGCTTGGCATCTTGCTGCCTCTCAAGAGAAAACTAATTTCCAATCCGTTTTTATCGCCTGTTAAACAATGAGTGACGCCGAAGCTATCGGCACTATCGCTGAGCAGCAGCTCGAGAAGCTGGAGACCAAAGAGGCCAGTCAGCCCGACACAAAGAAGGCGCTTGACATTGTTGAGAAGTTCCTGCGGTCAAATCCGGTCATGTGCTACGGCGGCACAGCCATCAACAATCTACTGAAGCCCGAGCACCAGTTCTACGACTTTACTCGGGAGGTGCCTGACTATGACTTCTATTCCAAGACCCCGCAGCAAGATGCGATGAAGATTGCGGACACCCTGGAGGCGGCGGGCATTCCGTTCGTTCAGGTGAAGCCCGGTATCCATCTTGGCACCTTCAAGGTCTTTGCTGACTTCAATGGTGTGGCCGACATCACGCACATGGATGAGGAGCTGTTTGACCGCCTGTGGAAGGAGGACTATGTGCGCGACAAGATTCACTATGTGCCCCCGAACTTCCTGCGAATGTCCATGTACCTTGAGCTGTCCCGTCCCGAGGGCGATGTGTCGCGTTGGAACAAGGTGTATGCCCGCCTGATGTTCCTGAATGATGAGTACCCGATGGTCTGCAAGACGCCTGTGACGGAGCCTGAGCCGCTGTCGGAACAGAAGAAGAAGGCTGCCCTTGCACTTCTCCGCAAGGAGGATCTGATCCTACTTGGCTTCAATGCGTCAGAGCGCCATGACCGCCACACCAAGTGGTATACTCCGGTGACGATGTTGGCCACGGCCGAGACGATTACCCGACTGACCAAGGGTGAGAAGACGACGAAGACTGAGGGAACCGAGATCTTGCCTGCGCGGACAGATGTCATTGAGTCAGATGGCTCGGTGGTGTTCCGCTTCTATGAGACGCAAGCCTGCCACAGCTACCACACGACATCGGACAAGATCAAGGTTGCGTCTATCCCGACGATTCTTCAGTTCTTCTTTGCATATGTCTATTCGGGCATTGACGATGAGGAGGTTACGCAGATTCTGTGCGTAGCCCAGCGCCTCATGGAAATTGCTCACCATGAGACGAAGCGTCGCCACCAACTCTTGACGCCGACGGACTGCATCGGACATCAGGAATCGTTGAAGGATATGTTGCGTGAGAAGACAGACTTGTATGACAAGCTTGGAAAGAAGAAGGACTCACCACAGTTCTTGCAGTACTTCTTTACGTATGTTCCGAAGACAGATAAGGCAAAGCGCAAGACGATCAGGAAGAAACTCAAACAAATCTAGTGATGTTGTTGGCTTGATAGACTGGTTGACCACCTGAGCAGTCACACTCCTTTGCACCACGCAGGAACTCTTGGACGAAGTTGTTTCCGTTCGGCATGTGGTTCTGATATGCGTTACGTCCTGTCCATGCCGGAATGATGGACGTAGCGACTGCGTTATTCGTCGCAAACATCAAACTCCTACGTATATCGGTCGTAACATCAGATGCACTGATAATGCGTGCACCGACGCCCCTGTTTCCGTTACCTGAGACATCGACTCCGCGTTGGCCACCAGCGCTCATTTACTGATTAGGTAGAATTTAAACGTCCCGTATACCACGTCATGTCATAATATGGAGGCATCGCAGGCATGGCCGATGAAACGCTAGGCTGTACCCCCGCAATCTTCTCGATTTCGGCAGCAGTCAATGACCTAGAATAATAGGTGAGCTCGGAAATCAGACCATCCCACCCTGTTGTATTGTCTCCAATGACAACCGGCTTATCGTTCTGCTTAGGCAGCTGTGTCAGGGTGTGGTGCTGAGCCAAGGTACCGTTGATGTAGACATCCACATTGTACTGGTTCACCACGATGGCCACGTGGATCCACTTGTGAGCTGTGATATTGGAGATGAGGATGCTCTCCATCGCCCCGAAGGTTCCAATCGTCACCAGGAAAGAGTTGGAGGTGGAGTCGAGGTAGAGTCCCGGACAGTCGCCCTTCGTGAAGAGCGTTCGCCTCTGACCATAATTGTAAGTAAAGTCCTCAACCGAGAACCAACCCGAGTAGCTAAAGACAGCTCCTTCTGGTTGGTTAAAGGACCTCACAATCTGAGCATCTGAAGTGTACTGGGTCTTACCACTACGACTCGAGGACAGAATCACAATCTTCGTTGGGTCTATCTTCTCCTGTAACATCCAATAGGCAATCCCGATTAACACAATCACTACGGCGATTGCAACCCAAGCCTGCATTGTTCATAGGATATATTTTCAACTGGCTTGTCCTGGCACCGCATTTGGCACAGCATCCACTGGAGGTGAGAATAGCTTTTCAAAGAACACTGGCTCAGGTCCATTTTCTTTGGTCTCCTGTACCGGAGACTCGGCAGTGACGGAGAGCTGTGATAGCAAATAGACAGCGATAAATGCAAGCGTAACACGTAGCCAAATCTCCATTGTTCATTAACTAGAAACAAACCCCCTAGGTCCAAGTCTAAACTTGGCAGTTGCAACCGGTTGGTCTTTTCGTGGAATCACTTGACCACTGGGCGTCCAGACGGCGCGCAGCATGTCTTCAGAAGTGATGAGTCTCTGTCTCTCTATTGCATTAGCAGGCAGAACACGGTCACCCATGTCGTAAATATAGTGAATACGAGATGGGTCAGATGTGTATTCTGTTTTGAGATATCCTGTCTTCGAGAGCTTGATTGCCCAGTCAAAATCTTCACCCTGTATGGCATCACTAAACGGAACGCATTTGGCAACATCTGTCAATAGAACATTCAAGTGATTTGGAGGGCGAAGGAACACGTCACCTTCCGCCATCATTGAGTCCAGCTTTGTCACAAGGCTATGTGTGAATGTATATTGTGCAATCGTTCCTCGGAGACGGCACACGTCAAGGTTTTGCGCAATACACGCTGCAGCATCCTCAAAGTATGGCTCCAGCACTCGGTCATCGTCGTCAATAAATGAGACGTATTTGCCCTTTGCACCCTGGAGCAAGGCTTGGCGTTTAGCCCCAATCGACAGCTCGCGGTTGTCAAAGTAGACATTGATATCGATACGAAGATGAGGGCAAATCTTCCGTCTTTGCTCGTGAATCGACGCAATCAGTGCCTGGAGCTTCACTTCGCGTCCAGGAATCGTGGGAATCAGGATTGACCAATCAAATGCATAGGTCTTGCGAGAAATGTAGGTATGAAGATCCGTAGACCACCAGCGTTGGTTCGCATTGTATAACGTATCATGCGCTTTATATCCAAGTCCAGGGTGCTCATGACGTATGATACAGTATGGGTTGTACAGGCACTTGTCCTTCAACGCACCCTTACATAGGTCGGTGAACTCCGTATCACAGTAAAAGCTCTTGTAGGACGGATGGTAGATGTATCCAAAAGACTCGTACATCTTGCGGCCCATGATAGACAGCGTATTCAGATTGTCCTTCTGGTAGCCATCATTAAACCAGAGGATACCATCCGTATCTGGGAACCCCGCCTGCATCTGTGTGCGAATCACATCGTCATATCCCTTGATTTGCGGTACCATGTCATCTGACACAAGCATGACGATATCCCAAGGCCAGTCCACTGCCGCAATATCAGCATTACACGCTTCAATCTTGGACTTGCTCTGTCCATAGAACACTCTCTGCCACGCAAAGTGCTGGAGAGATGTCTTGTGCATCTCATCCTTCACAAGCCCACGAGTCATACTTTCGTCGTCCTCGTCGCATGATACAGCGACCCCGATCATGTCGGGGCGATTCGCCAGTTGGTAGTATTTTCTCAAAACACTCATCGCCTCCATCGGTCTCGACCGGGTCGGAAACTTCAACAAAATCCGCATATGATTCTTCGTTAGATGTGTTTAACTGGAAGTTCCCGTAGCACCTGTGGGTCCTGTGGGTCCTGTGGCTCCCGTAGACGAGAGGTCAAGAGTAGGAAGCATGTTTGCGCACTGACCAAGGAACGTGGTCGCATTCACGTCCTTGCCCGTGTTGTCCTTGACACTTACAGTGTATCCAAAGATGCTCCAGCTTCCAAGAGTGCTCTTGTCAGTAGACGGCCCGCTGACCAGGCTTGAGCAGTTCGTGCCAGCCGAGTAAAAGTTGCGGGCATCTGAGGGAGTGATCATACTCTTGTAGCTGTGGACGTTGCAGAGGAACCCAGAGAAGCCACCATTCGCGCCCGCAATCACATCGCCCACAGCCGCCTTTGGAACACCGGGCAGGACGCACGACTTCACCAGGTTTCCGTTGATGAAGATATCCACGTTGCGCTGGAACACTGTCACGGAGACCGCAAACCATGTCTGGAGGGGCACATTCTCCACCGAGCAGGTGAACGTGTCCCCGTTTGTAGAGGTGTTGGTAGCCGATGTGCCAGCTGGGTAAATGCTGACAGTCACGTTCAGGCTATTGTCTGTCGGGTGGAGACTGATGCGCGGGTTCATCGTAGAGTGGTTAGATGGGTCTGTGCGGATGAGCACCTCCTTGTCCTTGCCAAACTTGTAGTCCCAATCCTGAATGAACATCCAGAACTGCATACCGTACTCCCCTCCAGCCGTAGACTGCATGCTTGCGGCTGGGATGACTGCCCCCTTCTTACCGTCAATCGGGAGAGGGGCGGCATCGGCACTCAAAAGCTTGCCGCTAGACACGGTGCGAACGGCTGCGATGATGAGGATCAGCAGCACAAGTCCAATCACAAGGCCCATCACAATCGAAAAGATGCTGGACGTCTTTGGAGGGGCTGCTGATACCTGAAGAAACTGTGGGGGCGCTGGAGTGGATGAAAACCAGCTCATTTACTTGTTTACAAGGTATCTTTCTTTCTAGAGGTAATGGAAAAACGGACTCTTCCCCCACTACGAATACAACCAGTAATGTACTGCAACAATTGCGGTGAAAAAGGTCATGTCTTTAGAAGCTGTAAGGACCCTGTGCTGTCTTGTGGACTAGTGCTCGTAGACAAGCCTTCGTTGCCCTCTCCACATGCGCCTAACATCCTGATGATTCGCAGGAAGGACAGCATGAGCTTTGCTGAGTTCATGCGTGGCAAATATGACCCAGAAGACACGGACTATGTTGGCGTGTTGGTTCAAAACATGACATCACAAGAGCAAGCCTCCATCGTGTTGGAGACGTTTGACACGCTCTGGCGCAGGATGTGGGGCGATGACCACACGTCCTCCGAGTATGCGATGTCTAAGGACAAGTTCAACCAGCTGTCACGGACTGAACTTGTGATGCGGTTTCCATCTACCTATCAGGAGCCTGAGTGGGGCTTCCCAAAGGGACGGAGGATTCGTGCTGAGACGGACTTGGAATGCGCAGTGCGTGAATTTGGAGAGGAGACCAACATTCCCAGAGAGTCGTATGTCATCCTCAAGAACATCACGCTTGAGGAGACCTTCACGGGTCTGAACGGCATTCTCTACCGTCATGTCTACTTCGTAGCGTTGCTGGCTCACCCAGAGATGATCAACCTTGGACAGAAGTTCACCTATATGCAGAAGCGTGAAATCTCTGGCATCGGATGGAAGAACTTTGGCGACTGTCGCGCGTATATTCGGCCACACCATATTAGCCGCTCAAGCATGGTCGATTCTCTTGAGAACATCGTTTCAACCTATGAATCAGAATAAATCTCGCGTTTAAATAAAAATGTCTGACCGTCTTGCTGAAATCGCCCGTAAGGTGTCCCGTCGTATCTCCCGCCGCAACAAGTCCGGCTGCACCAAGATCAAGCGTTCGGCCGTGTGCAAGCGCACGGAGGGCTGCTCGTATGCGTCTGGTACCAAGCGTCGTTTTTGCCGTAAGGCTAAGAACACTCGCCGGGTTGGAGGCCGAGCATATTAAGTAACGCAGTGTTCACACCAAAGATATAGTGTAGAATCTCGCCCAACACAAACCAGAAGACTAAGTACTCAAGAAACGTCCCACCACCTACCCACCAGGAACAAATCCAGGCGGCGATGATGGTTAACCCCGTGTCTACAACAGCCAGACCCATGAACCGATACGAATGTGCGCCTGTGCCAGGTGCGCCAAAGATGTTCTTATACGGACAACTCATTGTCCTCACACGCGAAACTTTGCGAGGTAGATCGTCATACAGTAGGCCACCACGGACATGATGAAGACCCACCACCAGACAGGGAAGACGGTGGCCTCCTTCTCAGTCGCCCCAAACGGCCGGATGCGACCCTCACGACCAAATGCCACAGTCGGCTTAATGTAGAGGAAGGCAGCCATGAGGAATAAGAAGATAGAGACCATCCAAATGCGATGGTTTTTGCGCGTAACTACTTCCATTACTTACGGTAGCGATAAACATCTGGAAATAAACCGCCTCAAGAGACAATGTACGTGCTCCCAAACCGAAAGGCGTTTGCGGACTTTATTACCCGAACCTTTTTGAAATACCGCAAAGAAGGTCGGGGCGACGCAGAGGACAAGGACGAGGACCTGTGCATTAAGGGCACCAACACGATGGAGCTTCTCCACTATCAGAAGCTCATTCGTGATTACATGCTGATTGAGACACCCTACCGTGGCATCCTGCTCTACCACGGTCTGGGCTCAGGTAAGACATGTTCATCCATCGCGGTTGCGGTGTCCTTCATTGAGACCCAGCGGAAGTTCATTGTCATGACCCCTGCGTCTCTAAAGGCCAACTATGTCAGTGAGCTGCGTGTCTGCGGCTCTCCCGTCTATGCGTTTGAGAACCACTGGCGCCTGCGTCAACTGTCCGATGAGTCTAGGGTTGAAGCGAAGGCCCTTGGAATCTCAGATGGGTTCCTTGACCGCAACGGTCGCTTCTTCTCAACCGTTCACGGTGAGACTCCGAACTTTGAGAACTTGCCCAAGACTGAGCAGGACATCGTGAATGCCCAGATTGAAGATGTGCTCAACCAAAAGTTCAGCTTCATCAACTACAACGGTCTGACTCGCGCGTCTGTGAAGGAACTGGTCCCCGAGGATGGCCCGAACCCGTTTGAGGACACGGTGGTGATTGTGGATGAGGTCCACAACTTCATCTCGCGTATCGCGGACAAGGACGGTGTTGTTTCTCCACTCTATCAGGCGCTGTACCGCGCAAAGAAGTGTAAGATTGTAGCGTTGTCAGGAACACCTGTCATCAATCGCCCGAACGAGATTGCCTACCTGATGAACATGCTGCGAGGACCGATTGAGCAGATCACCATCCCTATGAAGCGCATTGAAGCGTGGGACGAGGACCGCATGACCGCCGCTCTTCGCCAGCAGCCTGAGGTGGATACGATTGAGTACAGTGCAGTGAAGAAGACGATTATGATTACCCGCAACCCTCCCAACTTCCGGTCCATCTACAATGAGAAGGGCGACCGTATTGCCGTGCAGTACAAGGCCGACATGAAGTGGGTGGCCATTGCGACGGACTGGATTGAGGGGTGGAAGACCAAGTTTGAAGCCGAGCTGGGTGGAGCCGAGATTGCGATGGAAGGTGTGAAGGTGGACGAGTTTGAGTGCCTTCCTAGCAAGTATGGTGAGTTCGCCACCATGTTCCTAGATGGACTGAACATCAAGAACCCATTGATGTTCCAGCGCCGTATCCAAGGGTTAGTCTCCTACTTCAAGGGCGCAGATGAGCGCATGCTTCCTAGGCGTGTAGAGGATGACAAGATGCTAGAGAAGATCCCCATGTCCAGTGAGCAGTTCTCACAGTACCTGGAGTCGCGTTGGGAGGAGCTGAAGATGAGCAAGCAGGCGTCCAAGTCTATGGACGAGAACCTGGGTGCCTACCGCGTGCTGTCCCGCTTGGCCTGTAACTATGCAGTGCCTTCTGACCTGCGGAAGGAGGTGGTCATTACAGGAGATGAGACGGAGGACAAGCCCGTGGACAAGTCGGACATCCTTGCGAAGTTGGCGGGCAACCCGAACAAGTACCTCTCTGAGAAGGCACTGGAGACACTGAGTCCCAAGTTCCTCAAGGTACTGCGCAACATCAAGGCTGATTTGGAGGGTGACAAGCGGCCTAACCAGTTCGTCTACTCGCAGTATCGTGAGCTGGAAGGTCTCGGTGTCTTCTCTGCCATCTTGGATGCGCACGGGTGGCAGCCGTACAAGATCACGAAGCGCAATGGTCAGTGGGTAGAAGAAGATGAGATGGACCCAGACAAGCCTGCGTACACCTTCTTCACGGGCGTGGAGTCAGTGGAGTTCCGTGACTTTACCCGTCAGGTCTTCAATGACAAGTTTGAGGCCAACTTCCCTGCCTCTCTCAAGGCAAGCGTGGAAGCCCGTGGCAAGAAGATGTTGTGTCTTCTGATGGCCTCGTCCAGTGGTGCAGAGGGTATCACTCTTCGCAACGTTCGTCACGTCCATATCTTGGAGCCGCACTGGACTCCTGCGCGCCACGATCAGGTTATTGGACGCGCGATTCGTATTTGCTCTCACGCAACGCTCCCCATGGAGGAGAGGACGGTGCGTATTAGCTTTTACTTGAGTGTGTTTACGAAGGAGCAGATCAAGAGCAACGACTTCCCGAACATCACGCCGATTCGCCGTTCGGACACGGCCCTGAAGCGGTATGAGGGCGATGCGCCTGTGGAGACGTTCATGTCGTCCGATGAGTACCTGTATGAGATTTCATATGAGAAGGACCAGGTTAGTCAGAAGATTGGCAGGTTGCTCAAGCAGGCGGCCGTGGACTGCGAAATCCACCGCAAGCTCCATAGTCGTGAGAAGCCCGCACTCGTGTGCATGCGCTTTGACAGCAAGGTTCAGGGCGAGGACCTTGCCTTCAAGACATCCATCAAATCCGAGGAGACGGATGAGACCTACCTTCGTAACATGGAGCGCAAGCAGCGGCTCATCCAGAAGGTTCTGATTAAGGGTATCCTGTTCATCATTGACCCCAAGACCAAGGAGGTGTTTGATGGGATTGCCTATGAGGATTCCCATCGTTTGATTCGCGTTGGTCTCAAGACATCGGAGACTCAGATTCGCTGGACCTTGCCGGGTATCCCGACTTACGCATGAAGGTCCTCGAGCCAGCCATCGCAGACACTCGACCAGCTCTTGAATGCAAAGTTCTTGATTGCCGCACGCTTCATCGGGAGCGTCTTCACTGTCTCAATCATCGCGTCAGCAATGTCGTCGACTCGGAAGGTCGGTGCCGAGTGTCCGAGAGGCATCGCAGCGGAAAAGTAGACGGTCTCGGACTGAGGGATGAAGGTAGCCACATCCTTGGACAGGAACGTGCGGTAACTGCCCACATCCGTCACAACCTGAGGCGCGCCCGTGTACAGGTGCTCAAGCTGGCACAGGCCATATCCCTCACCATCGCTGGTATTGATGCCAATATCAGTCATGTTGTAGATCTCGTTAACCTGATCATCCGACAGGCTGTTCGGTGTCGTTGTATCAATCAGAAGCATCCGCTTGGAGAAGTTCTCAAATGGAAGATCCTTCTTCGCGAGTTCAGCAGCAAAGATACGCTGGACATCGTAGTACGCGCCATGTTGCGGGTTGAGCGACGTCAGGAACATCAGGTAATACGGCGTGGTGGGATCACGCTTGAGCATCTCCACGAATGCCATCACTGTCAGATCAAGGCGCTTGCGTGAGCTGTTACGGTTGGCGTTGAGGAACAGGATCGCATCCTCAGAGATCTTGACATTCCTGCGCACAGCGAGACGAGCCTGAGGGGGCAGGCATGTGAACGTGTTTGGGTCCACAGCATGCTCCATGATGCGGGGCTCAAGAGCACCAGGGTACTTGGAATACTCGTTCGCCCACATGGACGTGAAGCAATACACGCGGCTCGCTGCCTTATTGATGGACTCCATCAACGGAGGAGCAATGTCCGTATACACCTGGTCAACATAGAACCAGAGCTTGAATGATGCCTTCTCCTTGTCATACTTGAGTGCCTCAGTGAAGCGGTGAATGATTAGTGGGTCATTGTAGATCATCACAACGTCGGGCTGAACCATATCAACGTACTCTGCAATCTTGTTGAACCCGAATCCTTCTTGCTTCGGGTCCTCGTTCGCAGCTGCGTCATAGACCACAATACCTTCGGGAACCTTACGAGTCGTCGTCGGCTTGTCCGCAGGTGCCGGCAGACGCTGGAACCCAAAGTGGAAAGTCTTGACTCGTGGTGCGAGGGATGCCGCCTGCTTCAGGAGGTTGTATGAGACCTTGGAGTACCCCGTCATCTGGTCAATGTGCGTAGACACAAGAACGAATCGCATTTGTGTAGATTCTCTCAGGTGTCTATAAATAGGATGCAGGTCAACAACGCACAAGATTATACACGTCAGTTGAAGAATCGTGTCATTGCAAAGCAGTACATCCAGTCTCCCGCACCCGTATTCCGTGAGTACAACTCCGTATACATCGCAGTGAAGTCCAATGCTGCGAACCAGGTGGTCCGCCAAATCTCGGCACCTACACGTTATGTCGACAACCTTACATCATTCCGTCCAGACGTGACTGGACAAAAGACATCGGACTGTTGTATTACGACAACGGCGGTCTAAACAATCCTAGGTTGTAGATACAAATGCCAGGCGCATTAATGCAGTTGGTGGCCGTTGGGGCTCAGAATGAGCTCGTCAACGGAAGTCCATCCATGACCCACTTTCGCTCTGTCTTCCGCCGCCATACGAACTTTGCCATGGAGCATATTCGTATGACGTTTTCGTCCTCCAATCTTCAGTTTGACAATTTCGGAACACGCACTCTCTCATGTCGCATCGACCGGTATGCAAACGTCCTCCATGACTGCTATCTGAACATAACTCTGCCTGACATCTGGTCGCCGATGGTGGCGATTCCAGCTGGAAGTTCCCCGCCGACTGGATACTCAACGCCATGCACGGCTATTGGGTACGAGTTCCAATGGATTCCGAACATCGGGTACAATATGATTGACCACATTGAACTCGTGATGAATGGAACCGTCATCCAGCGCCTCAATGGTGAGTGGCTCAAGATGTACTCGTACTTCACACATGACCAGAACAAGCGCCAGATTGTGGATCAGATGGTGGGTAACGTGACAGAGATGTATGACCCAGGACACGCGTATGACCGTAACGGTCAGTATCCTCATGCGATTACCTACCCGAACCCAGTCTATGATGCGAATCAGAAGATTATCCTTCCTGGGTCCACCATCCCCGAGCCGTCTATTCGTGCGAGGCAGTTGGTTGTCCCTCTTCACTTTTGGTTCTGCGAGAATGTGGGGTCGGCGCTGCCCCTCATTTCACTCCAGAATTCGGAGGTCTACATCAATGTGGTTCTGCAGCCAATCACTCACCTCTACACAATCGTGGATGTGAATCCGTCTAGTGCAACCTACGGACAGCGCATTCGGCCTACTGGAACGTATCCGATGAACACCTTCTTGAGCCCACCGACAGTCAACGGCACGCCGTCTTCGACAATCTCTACCTTCTTCCCCGACCCATACATCGAGGCCAACTTCATCTATCTTGAGGAGATGGAGAAGAACCAGTTGGCAGCGGCCGATCAGACGTTCATGTTCAAGGAAGTCCGCTTTGTAGGCAACGAGGGGCAATTTGGTCCCAACACGGACATTGAAATTCCCATGTTCAATCTGGTCACTCGTATCGCGTTCTCTGCCATGAGGTCGGACAATATCGCAACAAACCAGTGGGATAACTACACCAACTGGCAGAATCCCAATCGTGCACCTTGGTCTGTGAATGTCAATAGCACTGGCTCACTGTATAACACAGGTCAGCTCCAGGTGACCTCTGTCTATCCCCGGAATACGATGACGAATGCCCTTCTGCTGTTTGATGGCAACGAGCGCTTTGCTACGAAGCCGATTGAGTTCTTCTCCATGCTCCAGACGTACAAGCATAGCACGGGTGCTAGCCCCGAGCAGATGCCGGGTATCTTCATGTACTCCTTCGCGCTGAACAACGACGAGTACCAACCCAGCGGCGCGGCGAACGGGAGCAAGATTAACAAGGCCATCTTGCGTCTGTCGCTTCAGCAGCCACTCCCTGCTCCTTCGCAGACGGGTGCAGGAACAACCACGGTTGTAACAGTTCTGAAGTCCACGGTCTTCAATCAGAACCCGACGGTTATCCCACCAGCATTGTGCAGTCTCTACACACCTGACCAGCTCGTTACGGTTGTCCAGAATGCGCAGGGTAACATTGTGTTTTCCTACACGTATACGTTACGAGTGTACGTGGAGTCCTACAACTTCTTGCGCATCGTGAGCGGATTGGCAAATCTCGTGTTTGCTTCTTAACAATGGCAACGCCCGAGACGGCAACTGAGCCTCGCGTATTAGAACCAACGTCAGCCTATGTGCCATCCCTCACACCTACGCAAACAGCAGCCAAGAAGACCCCAGTGGTCTCTAGTGCTGCCGTTATTCCGAAGGTAACGATGCCCGAGTACTCCTTTCCTTCTGTCACTCTCCCTGCCGATGAAATCAAGGAGTTTCGCATCACGGCCGCAGAGCTGGCGGTTGGCAAGCAGAAGATTAACGTTGTGAAGAAGCTGAAGGACGAAACAAAGTATGGTTATCTGGAGATACCCGTTACGACCATCTATAACCAGCTGAAGGAGAAGGGCCAGATCTTGGATGTGGACGAAGCCGCTAATGCTCTGAATCCTCCTGTCATCAATCTTATCTATGTCGATGAGGACGGGTTCCACAAGAAGAAGTATGGGCTCAATGAAACCATCGTGCTGGGGAAGTTGAGCCTGTGGGGACAGATTAGCCGCAAGCCTGGAGACATTGGATGGCAGGCCGCGATTGCGGCAGGCAAGATTCAGGTCGTAATCGCTCTCATTCTGGCGTGGATTCTGATGGTGATGTGGTCATACAAGATGTGGCTTCACTTCAACACGTCAGGTCTCACCTATTCCTATGCGACCAAGGCCAAGTTTGGTGATTTGGGTGTCGCCTTTGCAATTGTAGCGGCCGTGCTTGCGCCATTCCCGCCTACACGTTTCTTCATGGCGTTCTTAGCAGCTCTGGCCCCTGTGTGGTCCTTCTTCATGCAGGGGTTCTTCTGGTGGTTCGTGGACAGCCAAATCACTACAAACTTCCCAGGCGCGCCCCCTGCTGGGGATGTCCAGTCAGTGCCTTCCGCCAAGGACTTTGGCAATTCAGTGCTTTCTTTCGCAGAGAAGTTTAAGAGATGATTGACCTGAAGTGGTTATCTGTCGGGATCATCTCTGGTCTCCTGATTGCATCTGTCTTGAAACCCCCGAAGCGCATGGTCCCCTCTGTTCCCGACCCGAAGGACAGTTCCAAGGTGTACCACACACCCACAGGGTGTGTTCGTGTCTCCTCCACAGAGGTTCCATGTACCGCCGAACCAGAATCGTTCAACCTACTTGCTTCTCTCCGTAAGTAATAATGGACATCGTCAAGGCCATCCATCGTGGGGCACCGTTCTTCTCATTCTTAATCGGCATCGGCATCGCAGCCCTGCTCTTTCATCGCGAGTTTGCCGTGATCAACACACTCGCGATTCCGTTAGCCGAGATTGAGGGAAAGATTGTGCGCTCGGATGGAAAGTGCTACCGCCACCGCGTGGAAGATGCGACATGTGAAAACGTGTCTTCAGTATAAACAATATGGATAGTGACGCAACTTCTCTGGACGCTCTCCTCCCTTCGCCGCAGGGTCCTCAGTCGCAGCCTCCGATGATGCCTCTGCCGTCCACGCCTGGACCGGTGAACACGGCGATGGCTCCGTCGTTCAAGCCTTCGCTCCCCGCGATGGGCTTCATGCTCCGTAACCTGAAGCTCTACATCTGCTTCTTCCTGGCTGCGGCAATCATCTCGTTCTCCACACCGCGCAACATGATCCTTCAGTACATCCCGAGCGCCTACACCGCAGGTGGTGTTGTGTCATGGCAGGGTGCCGCGGTTCTGGGCGCAGCGGCTGTGGTCATCTCGCATTTTCTTAGCGTATTTATTTCAAGCTTTCTTGGATAGGGAGTAGTAGTGTAATGGACAGGCTTGCGTGGGTCTATCCCAACATCTGCCTGGGCGCAGGGCACATGTTGACTCCGCGCTTCGTAAACACACATGGAATCACACACGTCATCAACTGCGGATTTCCTGAACACTCACCCGAGTGGTTCCGCAGAAGGTTCTCAAGTCGATATGTCGGCATTAATGCAATTGATTCGCCAACTGTCAAGATCCTAGATTGGTATCCGATGTTTGAGGAAGCCATGCGGCAGTTCTTGCGCGTTCCTGGAAGTATGGTGTTCGTTCACTGTCAAGCTGGAATCAACCGCTCTGCGTATCTCCTCCTCTACTTTATGGTCAAAAACTTTGGGTGTAACTTCAAGACACTGCTTACAGGTGTTCGTCTCCAGCGTCCACAGATATGTCAAAATCAAGCATTTATGAAAGAGATTGAACAAGCCATCTTCACAAGCGATGGTGAGAACACCAATGGATGTGTTCAAGGTGAGAAAGATTCGTGAGACAGGGTCCACGTCCATCGGAACCTTGGATTCCGTCCACCAAGACATCGTCCAGACTCTCCGTGAGTCCAAGCTCAAGAAGGACGAGCTTGAGGAGGAGATACAAACATTGAAACCTCGGGTGGACGCACTCAAGGGTTCCAATGAGATTGCGGATGTACTACAGTGCTCCAAGTGGGAGGCCCGCATTCACGAGGTAGAGTCTGAGCTGTCCCGCCTCAACCCCGTTCAGGACTACTACATGAAGAACATGGACATCCTGATGGAGTACTACAACCGCGGTGATGGTGCAGCCACTGTTCCTGCTGCGACCCCAAAGGATGCCAACACCTTCCTCAAGTTCTTTGCTGGGGCTGCTCCTGAGGGTAGTTCACGTAAGCAGATGTTTGACGAGTATGTGGCTCGCATGAAGCTGACCAATAACCCAGAGGTCCTCCAACAGCAGACGGAGCACTGTATGGGATGTAACGTTGCGCGTGAGGAAATCAGCTCTGAGGGTATCCTGGTCTGCCCCAAGTGTGGCTCTGAGGAGTATGCACTTGTTGTCTCTGACTTCCAGTCATTCCGTGACCCACCCAAGGAGCGCAACAACTATGCGTACAAAAAGATTAACCACCTCAATGAGATCCTCAACCAGTTTCAAGCCAAGGAAAGCACCATCATCCCTGACGAGGTGATGAATGAGGTGGTGCTGGAGATCCGTAAGCGTCGCATCAACAATATTGCTGATCTGACGGAGAAGGAGATTCGTGAGATTCTGAAGAAGCTTGGGCGGTCCAAGTACTATGAGCATGCAGCCCACATCTTGTCGCGGTTGAACGGCAATCCACCACCCACCATCACGCCTGAGATTGAGGAGAAGATACGCGCCATGTTCCAGGAGATTCAGGCACCGTTTTTGCTCTATTGTCCGAACGACCGAACGAACTTCTTAAGCTACAGCTACATCCTCTACAAGTTCTTTGAGCTACTGGACTTGGACGAGTACAAGGTGTACTTTCCGCTATTGAAGTCACGAGACCGTCTGATTGCCCATGACCAAATTTGGGCAAAGATATGCGACTACCTGAAGTGGGAATTTATTCGGAGCGTGTAGACAAATGTCGTGGTTCCGCCCCAAACCTCCTAGTGCGGAAGAAAAGGCGAGACGAGCAGCAGAGGCCGCGGCTAATGCAGACAAGGTCATGGCAGAAGCAGCGGCTAAGCGAGCCGCCCAGCAAGTTGCGTATAATGCCCAGCAAGCTGCCAAACAGACAGCTCCGCCTGCTCCGCCTGCTCGGAAGGAGTCATCCCATCACTACAACATCGTAGCTGCTCATGGGACTCCTGCTGTTGGCGCACGCCGCAAGAGTCGCAAACGTAAGTCCAAAGTAATCACAATGCGCAGGAAGGATTACCTCCGCGAGCATCACCATTTGTTTAAGGTTCTCAGTCACCCGACCAAGAAGAAGCTGCTGGACGAGCTCATGGCTCAGCAGAAGGAACTGAAGGAGCGTGGACTCAAGGGCGGCAAAACTCGTCGCAACCGTAAGTAATGAGACTTACACCGCGAGAAGAAGCGGTGATGGTCTGTTATATCGCAATCTACTACAACTGTGATACACAGGAGATTGCAGATATCATCCAAAAGTATGGTTCAACTACCAGTAGGATTGTCTACAGAGGTCAAGCTAAAAAGGACACCACGATTGACAATAGGAAGCCCTTTGTGTCTACCAGTCCATCACGGGAGATGGCTGAGCAGTTTGTAGAACACGATTGGGAGGCGAATAAGAAGGTTGGGAATTTGTTCACGATACATCTTGAGAACGCCAAGTGGCTAAGCACAAGAAGTATTGAGTTTACGCTTACGGATGAAGTCAAGGAAGAACTGAGAAAGATAAACAGCAAACCGATTCAAAAAGAGAGGGACTATACCCTAGATGAGTTTTGGCCACAGATTAATACACGTCTTGCAGAACTACTTGCTGAGGGCGAAGAGATATTGGTCTTGACTGGCGGTACACTGAATACAACGCGGTATTCGGTTGGTGGTCGCAAGACGCGCAAGTCGAAGAAGTCCAAGCGTCGGGTCCGTAAAACTCGTCGCCGTCATAAAAAAACTACATAAAGTAAAAATGGTACGCGCGTATGTTTTTCTTTACGAAAATGGTACACAGCTATCGTTCGCAAATCTCAGTGGGGAAGAGGAGGACTCAATCGAGATTGTGTTGAGCCAGTACGGGAATTTGAATACGGATCCAGAACCCGGAACAGAAGTAAAGTATGCAGTGATTGAAGGCGAAGGAATTCCGCTCAACAAGAGAATTGAGATTCATCCCGTAAGCAGTGGTTCGCATAAATGGGGTAAAGTGGAGGTGGAGTTTCGCAACACCACTGGTGGTCGCCGCAAGAAGACACGTGGGAAGTCAAAGAAGTCACGCAAAACTCGTCGCCGTCATAAGTAATGGACGAAAAGCGGTTTACGATTAAGGATGTATTTGACATGGTTAGAGATGGGGGAATCGTTTTTGACGACAAAATAGCATCGGTAGGCGGTGAACGAATCCCCCTTAAGGACTTTATTCTTCGATGTGTCGCCGAAGAGATGAAAGAGCGTTACATAGGCGACGACGATAATGAGAAGAGGGTGGTTGAACAAGTGCTCGAGAAGGGCGGATACGACGAATATGTCATTCCGACAGGTGAAGTCGAAGGACTTGGAGCAATTATAGGTGGGCGCCGGCGCAAAACTCGTCGCCGCCACAAGTAATGTATACCAAGACAATCATACGACACATGCCCTGGTGTTTGGGGGTGGGTTAGCGTATGCTGGGTATCAAGCCTTCATGAATCTACGCCCAACTCAAGGTATAATGCCTCGTGAACCAATGACTTCTCAGTTTACACTCGGGGAAAGTCGCCTTGATTTCAAATTCAACCCTGACTCGCACAAGTCCGTCAGGGATGGTGAAGTATAGTTCGCGTTCGCCATACTTGGCTACCGTCTCAACATGTTCTACCAGTTTCGTAATGAACCGATCCAGTCTCGCATGGTCATCAAATAATGCCCGCAACTCTGCTGCGGTGGGCATTATTTAACTCACCGCAAGAGTGAAAATACTAACGGGTCCTCTAGGACTTCATCGGTCCCGGGGTGATTGAAGTTAAACAGCTCACCTTGAATGTAGGCCCAGTGTGTAATGTGATTCATTCTACAGAACTCATCAAAGAAGCATTCGGAGTTGAAGGCATAGTCCGTTCCGTTATCCCAATACCCATATGCAAGGAGCATCGAACCCAAGAGTGCAAACACATCTCGCTGTGCGACCCAGAGCTGTTCAAATCCTAACGTTAGTACCACCTTGTCCATTGACGCATTTGTGCGCGTTGCGACACTTCGGATTCGCTCAACACCCATGCTACGGCACTCAATCTCGTCTTTGGAGAAGATCGTTGAGAGGTCCAGCTTCTCTGTCAACAGGCAGTCAGGGCGGCACCGAACAACCACATCAAACTTCATCTTGTGCTTCTGTTCGTAGTCCAGAAGCATCATCCATGCCTTCCAGATTTGGTAATACTGAAGCAGAGTTCCGCTCTCAAAAACATAGTCAATACTCGCTCCCCTTTTGGAGCGAACGAAGACCTTCTCAAGTAATGCTGCACGACCTGACGACCAAATCATTGAAATGAATCCCTTGAACTCCGGCGAACGAAAAGTATCGCGAATGTCTGTGCCACCAATCTCAACCCCATCGAAGTAACCCTTGATCGAGTCAGGTGCAGTTGTTTCAAGTGCCAAAAATACGGTTGCTGAATGCGGCTCAAGGAGATTACGCTTGAGCAAACCAATTGTGCGCGATAATGTCCTCTCCTGTCCTGTAAAGAGAATGGCTGTACGCATTGTCCATGTGCTATTAAATCTTAAACGTCAATTCAGCGCACCATACAGGTGCCTTGTTCTGGTCTACCCACTGGATCTTCGTAACGGCCTTCCCAGAGAATGAAGGGAACTCAGATTGGCTCGTCTCGTTGTAGTCACCCACTGCCTTTGGGCACTCGGTCTGGGTGCAGAGGTCGTCCACCGTAGGCGAAAAGGGGATGCCGTTGAATGTATAGGAATAAGTCGCAGTTCCACCCGTGATGGGTGAGGTGAGTGCATAGGCTACCCACAGCTCGGTCTGGTCGCCGGCCTTGGGCGAATCGGGACTGAAGCCCATTCCAGTGATGGTTCCAGTGCCATCCCCGCAGTTGCGAAGGGTTACCACTGAAGCTAAAAGTTTGAGGAGCATTTGGTCTAAGGCATGATTGTTTATGGTAGATTTCGTCTATCTACATGCTTCTTCGCATAACAACCTGACGCCACATGGCTATCCCCATCGAGGAACTTTTGGAGGTATGCCATTGAAAAGATTGGTTTGTTGGGGAGGGTTTCCGTTCTTAGATATCACCAGCGTTTACGGTTATCCTCATATGACCCCTCCCATGTATAACCGGTATGTCCCTGCCAATGTGAACAAGGACCAACTAGACTACGAATTTCGGGATATGTCCATTCTCTAGAGTGGTCAATATGTATCGGTCCACGGGATACTCCAAGCATGTTGCATACTAGTCTACCGCATGCAAGAGCAAGTTCGTTATTATATTGTTTCCACTTGTATACTCTCTGATGATAGACATCGTCTGTTATTCCCTCAATTGATGGATCGATTAAATATGGGTCTACAAGAGGCAACCAGTCCTTCTTGTCAAACCCATTGAATGCATAGTCGCGCAACCACTTTCGGAACATGAACGGTGAGTCTTGGTTCTTCAAGAGGTCATATCGCGCTGTTTCCAGAGAAATATATGTACTCCGCAGTGCCATGAGTTGCCGGTTCTCCGATAAGTTTTCGTTTCTGGTGGCCTCAAGTTTCTTGGCACGCAGTTCATTGTCGATTCCTGTAGACCATTCATTCAAGATTTCATCAACTGACGACATGTTAACACTGGTTATTACTGCATCTTAACGGACGAATCCGTTTTCAATCCGCGCGCGTGATGTCCAGTTTGCTTTTGAGGGGTGTGATTGAGTAGGCGTTTCACTCATCATCCGAGTCTAATACGTATCCATCAACATGGGTCTGCGCATAACAGTCTGGCGAATAATGGCTTGTACGTCCACAACGGTAACATGCGCCCGTTTTTTTGGGCGTAACTTTAGTCGTCCTCGTTTTTTTACACGAACGCTCATGAACCCTACATCCGTATTCCGTTGTAAAGGCTCTCTCACAGTATTCGCATCCCCACTCATCCTCTGATTCATCGGGTGCTTCATAAATAGCGGGTTTATTTGATACAGCGACTCCACACTTATTCGCAAAGTGCCCGGGTTGTCCACACTTGAAACATGTATCTTCGTTCGTGCGATTCTCCAGTTCAATCATGGCTTTGAACCCATCTGGAAGGTCGGTTTGTGTATATGCTCCGCCTCGCACATTGTCTACACCGAACATCTTCATGTAGTCCTTCACTGTATTGTTCTCATCTTGTGCTGCTCCAAGTCCGTGTATAACGTGACGTCGCTCAATGATTTTGACTGGAGGATGTAGCCTAGTCCAAACCGAACCAGTCCCATTCTTGTGCTGTTGAAACCTATGTTCAACGTCTGAAGTTTTACCGACGTAGTACTTGCCTCCCCGAAGTTCAAGGACGTAGATGTATTCCATTGTAGCTGACGGTATGGTTCAGTGTAAGTCCCATGAATCCATTTTCATTCGGCGCGCGTGATGTCCACGTACTTGCCCATGAATCCTTCACCTCCAATGCAGTACTTCATGATGCGCGGGCGCGTTGAACCATGAATGTGGACCAGTGGAAGGTCTGACATGTCGGGAGTGCCGAACGTCATGGCTTGACTCACACCGTTCACATAGTACATCACCTCTCCATACGGCGCCCAACCCTTCTTAACGAGTTTCATTCGCTTCTCAGCAAACTCCGCGAAGGTTTCCTCCGTGGTTGTGTTGCGCTTCATGATAGCAGAGACGATGGTGTACATTACTACCTTCTCATACTTCCTCCTTAGGTGGTTCAGGTTCAGGAGCCACTTTTGCAGTTGGTTCTGTTGAATCCACATCCACCGACATATCCATCTTCTTACCGCAGCAGTTCATGCGAACCCGCTTATGGTTCACAGCCGCGTAGATTGCACCCCCACTGGAAATCAAAAAGGCTATGATTCCCAGAGCCCCAGTTGCGTTTTGGTCCATTGTTTAGTTGAGATACTAAATCATGAGGTGAGGTACACCAAGGAACAACCTAAGATACCATTGGCAAGATGCATAAACATATGCCAGCGTGTTGCACATTTGAAATCGGGGTCCCACACAAAACAAGAGTGCATTTTCCCATACCAATAGAGGACCGCACCGCCCACAACAAACAGTGTACCCGGTACAATTGAATATGGAAGTGCTCGTGCAGCAGTGTGTGCGGCGAGGAATGCTGTCGCGTTTCCAAGCACGATGTCAATCGTTAACAACAGAGGATACGCCGGCTTCGTAGAATGCCAAGCAATTGATGCAAGGCTACATCCAAATGAAATCAATGTACCAATCACTTCGCCCTTCATCATGAAAAAGAACCCTGGTGTTGCCAAGAACAGGCTTGAGAAGACTAGAGAGGGGTTGGGTTCCATTCCATTCTTACGTCGCTAAATGTCTAAATAGTGAACTCTTTTGCGTCTAGTACACGGCTCCAGGCAAACAGCCAGCAGCCAGACTTCTCACACTTCTCAATCACTTTGTCCGACAGCTTCTTGTGGTCACGATATGCCATCCGAGTGTTGAGAGCCATTAGCCTCTCCCAGAAGAGAGCAGGTCCAATCTTGTTCTCCCGCATGACCCGATGGAACTCGTTCATGACCATGTCGGAGTTGAAGTTGGGTGCATTCGGCCGTCCGGTGTTGACCTTAAGAGCCTTATATCGCTCACAGAAGGTGTCCCTCATTCGGATGAGTTCACCTACGTCAACACTTGCAGTGTCGTCCACGTACAGCTCTGGAACCGAGACCGCCTTGTTCAGGCGCATGAACTCAGACTTCACCATGTCATCCGTTGCATCCCATAGGATGTCCACGAGGATAGACTGTACATCCGTGAGACCAACCAAGGCTTCTCGGCGGTGGTTGGATTCGTAGCAGACTAACTCCTTGTCTACACAGGCAAGGTAGATGAGCCCGTCTACTCGTTTGGACTCTTTCATGTAGTTGTGGATTTCCAAGACGCGTTCCTTGTCAGGAGGGCGGTTGTGCTTCCACCGTTTGATGGGAAGTCCGTTGAAGATATCAAGCGGAATGATGCAGATTTGGTGAGACCCATGTGAATATCGCCAAACTCTGGTGTCGTCAAGGAACTTTTGGAGGTACGCCATTGAAAAGATTGGGTTTGTTGAAACTTGATTCCGTTTTTAGAAGACGGAGAGGATACCGATGACGAGGAGGAAGATGAAGTAGAGTCCGAAGATTGGTGCGAAGGGGTCTTTCATTGTAGGCACTCTACTTGAGCTCGGGACCGGACGAATCCGTTTTTGCGGCGTCGCGCTCGTACACTGGAATCGTTGACAGGGCGTTCTTTATCTCTTCCATGGCCGCCTTCAGGCGTTCCTCGTCCTTCCTAGCCTCGTCCCACATACCATAGGGGTATTCAATCCGTTTGTCCCCTCGGTCGTGGTAGAAGATGGTAATGACAGACCGACTAATGTGGTCTTGTCCCACGAAGACATTAGCTAGCGATGGAATGTGGACGAGAACGTCCCTGACGCGAAGAAAGTGCGGCATACTCCTGAATGGCGGCTATCAGGTAAATCAATCCCGCGTCGGTCGTTGACCCACCGTGCATACTTCAGCCTCTGTCGTGCGGCATATCGCATGTTGACTGCCAAATTGTATCGGTCCTTGTACGGGCAGTTCACGCAGCGACTGTCCAGCAGTTTCCAGTAGAACTTTGCCATCCGATCGTGGCGGGCGACATGCTGCGATTCAATCCGAATGGCATGGAAGCTCCACGCATATAGGTCCATTTACACTTTGGGAAAACTAAAAGGCAATGGATGTAGGTGCTATTGTACTAGGACTTGCTGCCTTTATCTCTTCGTTTGTAGTTATCTACATCTGCCAACGAAAGTCGCGGACCGCACCGCCAGTCGTGCGTGAACATGAAGACCCTACCAATTTGTCTCTTTCTCAAACCTCCGATCCTCAAGCTCTGGTTTGATTGGGATGAAGGCTTCAGCCCATGAGATACGAACCGCATAGTGTTGGCTTCCTTTCAAGGCGCCATAGACAATCAGCTTGTGGTCCGAGTCTGGAAACCACCCCTTCAACAACTTCACTGCATAGTCTCTAGCAATGTCTGACAGGTCAGGTGGGACGCCCCGCTCAAACTCGGTTAACCCCTCCCGAGATACAGTACGGACATCCTTGTAGACACCCTCTGCCCATAGCTGCCCAGAGATTTGCTGCTTGCGGACCCGCTCTTGCTCTCGCTCGGCTGCAGCCGCAGCGGGTGCTCTCAGTAGCTCTTCGCGGCTAATGGGCTTCATTGAAAAATAAATTAGTGTGAGATGTTGATTCCGTTTTCACGGCTTCTCCACAAGCGCCTGGTCCTCAGGCAGCAGCTTCTTGTATGTGCGCCACGCCTGGCGGAACATGTCACGAGCTCCCTCGCGGTCTCCGTCGTAGTGACGACGGCGCGCCTCCTCGAACATCAGCGTGACATTCTTGGGCGTCACATGGAAGGACAACTCTGCGTCAGGGATGTACTGCCAACGGGCCTGGAAGTCAATCATGTAGTCCACGAGTGCATCCTTGTCCAGACAGCACTGTCCGACATGGTAGTTGCGAGGGCGCTTGTCCTCGTAACCGAGGATGTACAGGTCGTAGCCAACACAGGTGTCAAGGTCCCCATCGCACCACTCGCAGTAGTTGACGGGCTCAGGAATCTCAATCGTAAGGGGGCGACGGCAGCAGCAGGACATTTTGCTTTCTCTACCCAGCCGCCCCGTAAATTCGTTTTTGCCCCTACTACACAATGAAGACGTACCAACTGTACTTCTTCTTCCTCAAGTTCATCGTTCTGGCTCAGATTGTGCTTCTGGCGTCTGGGTTCAAGGTCGCAGAGAGTCCACTCTTTGCAGTGGTAGACACTGTGTTCAAGGTGTCGCTGGGACTCTTCCTTGGCATCTACTTCTGGCTCTTCCGTCCGAAGGGCATTGATTGGGAAGACGGTATCATCGTCTCAATCGGCGGATTCTTGATCCTGACGGAAATTGAGTTTGGTCCAGTGATTGCTCTCTATAAGGCGCGCGACCAGACGATTACAGCCGCCGCCCATACAGCCGTTCAATCGGGATGACCTTCTTATCGTAGATGAGATAGTCGGCAATCTGAAAGGGTGCATTCACCGTGACAAGATTGACAAAGCTAGCCGTGTGCGCCTGAACGGGCGCACCTGGGATGAAGTCGTATCCTGCCATCTGAAGGGCGTCTCCATAGGTCCTAATGTGGGCAAACATCTTTTTGCGAATCACCGTATTTCCAATCTTGACTACCGGCTTGTCAATACAGTTGCCCATTACCGTTTTAATGAGAGCGCATGTAAATGAGCATGGAGCAGTTCATGGAGAACACTCGCCGTATGCCGCCTGATCAGCGGCGAGCCAAGTTTGATCAAATTATCGGATTCCTTCGCCAACACAATGCTCATGTTCAAGCCGAGTGCTTCTACGAGCTGCGTATTGCGTATCCCAAGATTTCGTACAACAAGGCAGAGGAGGAGTTTCGTCAGTATATCGCATGGTGTGAGCTAGCTGATCATCAGAATCATCGAATTGTCCAACATGTCTTTTCTCAGGGCTAATTTGTCCGGTGAACCACAATCCCTCCAGGGGACCGACTGACCACAGCCCGGCCACGGTACTTATCCTGCAAATCCGCAATCACATCCATGAGATGGCTTTCAGGGACGAGCTCGTTCTTGACAACCCTATAGAACAGATGGCGGGCCGTTTCGTTCGCAAGCATGTCGTCAATCTCAATGGACACAACCCGAATGGAAAATTTGTTCGTCCGTATGGGTTCCATTACTCCTTAGGCAGATTCGTATCCTGCCGACACCATGCCATCGTTCGCCATATCGTGAATATCCTTGTTTCTCCAGTAATCGCTACCGTAGAAGTATGGTCTTGTCCGCGACCTCATGTCCGAATAGCTGTTCCACTTGTACGTTGTGTAGGTTTCGTCAAACATGCGGTGGAGTGCCCATGCAATCGTCTGGTCCTCTGATGGCTCATCGAGCGGGTATCGCGGCGCAGGAACCATCCTGTGTGGACGGAAAGGGCTCAGTATCTCATCTTGTGCAAGGTCAACTGAGCCGTGGTACCTACGAAGAGCACGGATTGCCTCCCCTCGCGTGGCTCCTATATGCATCACTTCTTGAACATCGGCTTGTGAAACATAAATACCATCTCCAATATGAAACGTTGGATGAGTCACTTCGCTGACAATGACACCATCGTCTTCAATTACATTTTCACCAAGCCATCCCCAGGGTTCGGGCTTGGCTCTCTTTACAGCGACCTCCTTCTCACCCAGTTCGTGGCGGCACATTGGGCAGGTGGGTTCCTTGGCGCTCCATGTTGTTAAGCAGTTGATGTGGAAGGAATGATTGCAGGCGAGGGTGCAGTGTCCTGTACTCTTGTCGACAGCTTCGTAGCAGATTGGGCAGTCTTCCATCTTGGGTGAAAATGATTTTTGTTGTGTGCTGCTGTTTCCGTTTTTACCAGTTGAGTCGGCGAGCCGTCGGGTCCGATACACCGGGCCGTTTGTAGTCATCTTCAACCCTCACGTTGCGCAAGACGTCCGGGAACGCCTTGATGTACTCATAGGACCACTTGGGTGCCTTTGCAAAGGGTGCCCGGTTATGGTACTCCTCAAGCACCTTCTTATCCATCTCCGGAGTGCGCAGGAGCTTCTGCTTCTGTGGAGCAGGCGCGATCGTCTGTGTACACATGGAGCAGTACGTATCAATGCCAAGCGAAGCCAGCAACTGCATCTGCCGCATCGTCATAGCCAGACTTGTGCCTGAATGCCCATCATACTTCATATGCTTCAGAATCGCCCTCATCTCATCACCGTCGGACATTGAATACCCACCTGTACCTGGTTCATCCTTCATCCACTCCCACATGTCTGCTGCCGTGATTGCCTGTTCTGCGTCCTGAAGCATCTTGTTGTCCTCTTCGTTGAAACCGAGTGCGATGTAATTGAGCATTCTTGCCGATGACATGTAAAAATTTGGGGGCGAACGAATCCGTTTTTGACGGTCAGTCCGCATGGGCGTACCCGCAGGCGGGACATGGGTGAGGAAGCTGAGCGCTTTCCTCGTAGAGGCACCCGCCCGGGTACATGTGCCCTTGTTGGTTCAGGCACTCGTCGCGACATCCATCACAGGACAGACTCGTCTGCCTGAGCTTCTCCTCGATCTCGTCGATCGGCGACGGAGGCAGATTCGGCAGCTTGATTGAGTCCCTGCATTCTGGGCAGTAGACTTCGTGTTCCTTCTGCGTAGGAAAGTAGCTCCTACAGG